TAAAGTGAAATATGACAAGCAAACTGAGGCATTATACGGTCATTCTATTCCTCACCTAAATTCTTTCGACTCGTCTCCAACGAGTAACCAAGGGGTTGAACGTATTCCCAAATCAGATATTCTGAAATATTCCAACGCACATTCGTTGGGATTTGACGAGGAATATGCCAAGTATTTATCTGAAAAAGTGTTTCCAGACCGCGACTCAACTGATGTGGAATTGTTCGACATTGCCCAGGCAAATTCAGATCATAGTCGGCATCACACTTTTAATGCTATTCTAGTAGATGAAAAAGGAGTTCCCTTAACCGGTGGCAAGAGTATGTTTTCACATATCAAAGACACTCTGACTGATGATCTAAAACATAATTCGGTAATTGCCTATAAAGACAATGCCAGTGCCATCAAAGGACCCAAAGAAGTGCCTATGTTGAAACATGCTATGCTATACAGAAAGGCTAGTAGGATGGACGCGGATATAGATTATACACTAACCGCCGAAACCCATAATATGCCTACTGGAATCGCGCCTTTCCAAGGAGCACATACCGGGGTAGGTGGCCGGATGCGTGATACTATCGCCATCGGCCAAGGAGGTTTGATGCGCGCCAGTACTGCCGGGTATTGTGTAGGTGATATCCCGGATTTGCATAAACCGGTTAGTAAAGCCTATACAGAATCGTATCCTGATGGTAGAACTCCCATAGATATCCTGACTAAAGCCAGTGACGGTGCCTCGGATTATGGTAATAAACTCGGTGAACCTATAATCCAAGGATTCTGCCGGGCATATGGCGGAAAAAAGGATTTGGAAATTTCCCAAAAAGATGGGCCAGAAACCCGTACTAGAAAGGTCGAATGGCGCAAACCAATTATGTTTTCAGGCGGTATCGGGGTAATGTTGCATCAGCACCGCGATAAAAAAGCCGCCCGCGCCGGCAATAGGGTAGTCCGTCTAGGAGGTCCGGCATATCGCATCGGTATGAATGGGGGTGCCGCGTCTTCGACCATCCAAACCGCTTCGACTGATTTGGAATCAGCCGTCCAAAGAGGTGACGCCGAAATGGGCCAGAAACTTCAACGTGTTGTGAAGACATGTGTCATGCTAGGTGATGCCAACCCGATTTTATCTATACACGATCAAGGTGCCGGAGGCGCCGCTAATGTAACCCAAGAAATCGCCGCCCCAAATGGGGCGTTTATCGATATCCGCAAATTTATTAGCGGAGACAATACCTTAAACACCAAAGAAAAATGGTGTGCTGAATATCAGGAACAAATCACTGTACTGGTTGATCCGGAGCACTTGGATCTTTTAGAAAAAGTATGCAAACGCGAAAAATTGCCAATTGCTGATGTAGGATATATCACTGATACCGGGAGGATAATTGTAGTGGATGGTTCCGACTCGCCAGCCGTTGACTTGGACCTCGAAATAGTTACCGGTGATGTCCCTCGCAAAACTCTAAAGGCGTATACCCCACATATCCCCAAATTGTACAAATCGGCCAAGCTAAGTTTTAACGGAAATATCAAAGGATTTATCCTAAAAGTTCTCGAAGTTATGGATGTAGGGTCTAAACGGTTTTTAACCAACAAGGTTGATAGAAGTGTTTCCGGGTTGATCGCCCAACAACAGTGCGTAGGACCTTTCCACACCCCTATCGCGGATGTTGCAGTGGTGGCCGATACTATGTTAGAAATCAGCGGTGTGACTACAGGTGTGGCTACTGCGGTTGGTGAACAACCATTGAAAGGATGGTATGATCCAGAGAAGATGGTTGTAATGGCCATTGGTGAGATGCTTTCCAATTTGGTATGGGCCCCTGTAACCGCATTGGAAGATGTTAAATGTTCCGGAAATTGGATGTGGCCTGCTCGTGAACCTGAAGAAAAGTATTTGCTATATCAAGCCGTTAAATCCGTCAATAGTGCTTTGAAAGAACTAGGAATCGCCATAGATGGTGGAAAAGACTCTATGTCAATGTCTACCGTAACCAATGACCGCAACCACCCCATCGTAGATTCTCCTAGATCATTCGTGATTTCCGGGTATGTAGGATGTACTGATGTAATGAAAGTCGTCACACCTGATCTCAAAAAAGCCGGGAATTTCCTATTATTCATAGACCTAGCCGGCGTAAATAAACGGTTGGGTGGCAGCGTATTCCTAAGAACCCTAGGATATGATTCCAAAAATATCGAGACTCCAGATATTAATGTCCGCCGGCTCAAGGAATACTTTAACAAAATGCAAACCCTCATCAAATCCGGTGTAATCCAATCCGGCCATGACCGTAGTGATGGTGGATTGATTACGACCTTACTCGAAATGGCATTTGCAGGTGGTCTAGGGTTTAATATCAATGTATACGGCAGTGATATCCACCAAATCCTGTTTAATGAAGAACTCGGATGGATCGTCGAAGTAGATGAAAAAGATGTTGGTGCAGTATTCTCGCAATTCAAAAAGAATTGCTATCACCTCGGGTCAATCATCGAAGAACGGCACGTCCGGATTAATCATAACCACTCGGTCGTGTTGGACGAACATCTAAACGGCGATTTGCAAATGGCCTGGGAATCTACTTCGGCCAAAATGCAGATGTACAAGTGCCAAAGTCTAGAAAAATCTGACCAGAGCACCGCTATGATGTGCGTGGAAGAAGAGTATCAAGGCCTCTTAAATAGAGTCAAACCAGAATACTCACCGGAACGGATGGAATACCCCCGGAAATCCGGTGCCGAGGTCAAAGTGATTTCCGATGGCGCCAGAAACGGTGCCGAGGTCAAACCGAAAGTGGCCGTAATTCGCACAGAAGGGTCTAATGGAGATGAAGAAATGCGTGCCGCATTTTATCTAGCCGGGTTTGATGTATTTGACCTACATATGACTGATTTATTGGAAGCAATTTCTGAGAATCCCGATAAGGATCCCTTGACTGATTTTAATGGCCTAGCATTTGTTGGTGGGTTTAGTTATGCCGATGTGATGGGCAGCGCCACCGGATGGGCCTGTGAAATTGAATTCACCCGTTTAAAGACTTACCTGGACCAGTTTTTCAGACGACCCAAGACGTTTTCTCTAGGTGTGTGCAATGGGTATCAACTGATGACTAAAATAGGCTGGTTGAATGGCGTACTCACCGACAATGCCTCTAGAAAATTCGAATCACGATTTTCTACAGTAAAGATTGCACACGGTCAAGGGTTATTGGCAGGGATGGAAGATGATATTTTAGGAGTTTGGGTGGCCCACGGATCCGGGCAATATGTATTTGCCGAAGATCATTTCCGGGCTGACTTGGACGAACAAATCGCTCTGCAATATGTCGATGGGTTTAATGAACCTACATTGGAATATCCTGAAAATCCTAATGGTAGTGCTATGGGGATTGCCGGGACTAGTTGTATGGGTGGCCGGCATCTTGGTATGATGCCTCACTTGGAACGTTCCTTCCGCGATTTCCAAATACCTTCCACTCGCCTTGATACTAAATTTAGCAAATGGTTCAAAGTATTTGAAAACGCATATGATTTGTGTACCTAGATCTTTAACATTTCTTCAAAATTTGTTTCAAGGTATTTAACAATCGCTTTACACATCCTTCGTTTATGTAAAACTCCGTTTTTATACTTACAACAAAGAGACCACAATGGACGATGTTTCAGAAATCTTAATGCTAATTCATATTTCGAATAAACTACAATACACTTTCCAGTGTATATTTCTCGGTAAAGAACAACCTCGTTGAGTGAGTGCTTAAAATGTTCATCTATTAACAATGATTTCAAATACGCATGCTGTAATTCCCGATCAATATAATAAAAACTTTTCGGAATGTCTTTAACGTCTGATAGATTGGTCATACGATGTTACTTACTATATATATATATATAGTAATAGTCCAGTATATATAACCTAATTTTAGATCTACACTTCTAACTTTTAACATGTTGTAGATAATGAAACATTATAGTATTAACAAATCTTTCACATAATTTTTCATCAACCATAACATAGTTCATATTGTCATACATGGAATATTTGAAAAATTCACTTAAAGTTCTTACGTGATTGTGATAGGGCATAACGAACGTAGTGAGTTGAATGTAGTAAATAAAGCTTTGATTTATTTAAGGTAGACCCAAAGGTCTTTTTTTACACGTTTTGCAGGGATTTACACATAGTGATCTTCCGGTCGTTCAGCAAGAATAAGATATAGATGTGATAGAAGACCTAACATTTCTCTTTCGTATATTTTGGTTTCGCTAGAAAACTTGAGAACCCATTCATAAATATGAGTATACTTCATTCTTTCAGGTACCAATAGTAGTTTAAGTATCTCTACACATTCACTTCGACAAAGTGTGTGTAAATTATCGGATGTTGGTGAAAGGTTCGGAAAGTTTACTAACAACACCTTTAGAACATCGTTCATGTTTGCAAGCTTGGCTATTTGATTTATGACCATAGATACATCTGCTTCGGTTATAGTTTCATTTAAAATGATGTCTTCTACAGCCTTGGTGTCGTTGTCTAATGCGGCGTTAAGAAGAATGTCGCGGCCGTTAATATACTTTTGATAAGACTTGTAGTTGTCGTTGGACATATTGTTGATTTTAAGGTATAAGTAGGTTAGTATACTTGTTTTTGGGTAGACCCTAGGGTCTTTTTTACTGTGGTTTTATACTGTGTATAAAAGTTTTTATAGATTTCCAATCTCTTCATCACCTAGGATGAATTCTTCGGATGACTCATCATTAGAGTCGCGAGACACAAAAGGTATTTCGATAATATTTCTTAAACAGCTCCATCTACTTTATCGCCTGTAGGCAGGTCATTCCATGCCAGCTCTCCAGTCGTTACATATGGAATCATGGCGACCTTGATTGAAGTCTGCCAAGGTTCAACATCCTTCGCAGGCCATTCCAAACCAGGGTATACATCACGGCGGATCTTCAGTGGTGGTAGGTCGGGATTGGCTGGGTATACAACCAAACCCTCGCATGTAGGATACGTTTGTAGGACTGACAGAATACCCCAGTAGGTGCGTTCATCTGAGTGGATATCTACCTCAACTAGGTTGTGTGGTACTAGGACTCCTGGGTGATCATCCATTGGATCGCACGGCTTATAATTGAACTTGGTGCCCATGATTTCGCAAGTGAATTGTCTGGGTAGGCTAGACGCATCTGGATGGGAATCGATATATTGCTGGGCTAGTTTTTCGGCTGCTAAGTGATGCTTGTCACCCTTCCGGTCAATCGGTCTGAATACCGGCCAATGAGTCACCGGGCCTCCGGCCTCTGGCTTTGGATGATTTCCGCAAATAATCCAGTCATCTTCAGCGTCGCGGAATTCACCCGTCTTCTTATCCGGCTTGATGTCGTATCTCTTCAACAATTCTAGGCGGTTGTTATCATCCAACCTCGCTAGACTGCAACTACCGTCATGCTTCCAAAAGAATGTTCCGTACTTTACCGTTTCTTCGGCCTCTGGTGAGGCGAATTCTGGGATATAGTGCATACTTGTGACAGTCTTGGTGATCTTTTTCGGGTTCTTTCCCTTGGTCATCCAAGAAACTTCCTTTTCAAACGGTTTCGTCTTGAACGCATGGAAGGTCTTGGCACCGTTAAAGTTTTTGTTCAAATCAGAAAGGTCGTGGAAAATAAGAGCCATACCGCTAGGTATTAAGTACTAGGTGTTAGTGTTTGGGTAACTACGTTACTAAGTGTACACTTAGTAGACATAAGCAAATATTACTAGTTTTTTAGTCTCTCAAAAGTAGACATCTACAAGATTGAACCGTTTAAATGTATCCCCATTTATCCACAATGACGCGAAATAACTTGAATTACCTTTATACTTTAAATCTAAAAACCATGTATAATTAGGAAAACCTGGTTTAGTAAACCACATCACACTTTTATGCGTGTTAGGTGTTTTCCTGATTAATGTACCATAAGGTAGTTGTAAATCATAACAACATACCTTCCACATACCTTTACCATATTTTGGAGAAGATTTGATAAATGGTCTAGTGTGTTCTTTGTCGAAATACATCCTACATATTCCTAATAATTTTTGTTTGCAAGTAGGTGATAAATTATTTAATAACTGGTCTAATTTTTGATATGTGATCATAATAAGTATTTATTTTGATCTACAATTTAACATTGTAAAGTACTTTTTCCAAAAGTACTTTTGACCTACTTTTTTAAAAGTAGTTTTTCTGAAAACGCAGAGTTAAGACAAGCGCTTACGAGATAAAAACCGATGAATTTCCTCCAGAACAGCGCAATCAATCTCGTTGTATCGCAGAATTTCCTTATTTACCAACTCATTTTTGCACCCAGTCTCGAATAATGCAATGCACGCGGTTAGGCCATCACCGATAGAATTATCGGAATCCCAATTGGTAGTTATTAGGCCATGATCATATAAACTTCTAGCGATATGTTTCAATTTGAAATCATAGCACCCCTTAATAATAATAGGCTCGTCTTTGAATATTTTATGCAAATCCAACCACTCGCTTACAGTATCAATTTCGCGTAATTCGTCACCTCGATCCGAACGATTATAATAACCATTCAAAAAGGCCTTTTCGGCATTAGTCCAATGAACATACCGGATCTTTTCATATCCACCGGTTTGATACAACCTCTTAATATTAGCCATCCATTCAACTACCATATCTTCTTCAGACCGGTGTGACAAATCCTTGATGAAATGGCTGTAGTATTGCCCATCAATTACATAACCAATCACACAAATATAATTCTGCGCTTCATAGGAAATTTTAGGGAATTCCGATAAATCATCATTGATATTTGAAACGGTTTCGAAATCTATATACACGGTCATCGTTTTGACCGATGGGTCACCCCGCAATAAATCGCGTGATTCTTTGGACAATCTCCTAGGCATCACCACAGGATCATATAATCCAGAATGATTGACTTTTAACAATTTGTCAATGATATGCCGTTTAGTCCCGGTTTTCATACCTAGTTCGGCCGAATCACACCAACGATCCTTCAAAGTAGCCGCCTCGGCATTGATTTTGTGTTTCATCCCGACATTCCACAACAACGTCACATCCTGGTTCTTTCTAGCGATGAGCGATTTGGAAAAATGCCACGGATATGAATACTGATTTTTCATGTTGACCACCGGCCGACTATCCCGATCAATCCCACCGAATTCCGACGGATCATATTCGGCACCGTTTCGCTGAATGTCTAGTCTAGTCTTTAATGCCAGTTGGGCGGTTTGCATAATGTCATCGTCGATAACCGCTACACCTAGTTTGTCAAAACAGCCATTACCTCTAAAAGTACTACCACTAGAGGTATACTTATAACACCTACCTAAAAGACCTCCTTGGAGATTATCCGAGGCGCGTTTACCAAGTGCCTTGGATACCAAAGCCAGTTGATGTTTATACGCGGATTGCATCCCGGAATTTCCTAAAGATTCTCCATCACTTAACAATTCCAAAGTCTTGAATTTAATCATCACAGGAACATACGAGGTTTCATCAGGCGCTTCGATTTTGGTTTCCTTGAAAATCTTAGAGATATAATCCTCGCGAATTAGTAGATCGATGTTGCCATATACTGGGGGCGACGACGAATCGTCAAAAAAGAATGCATTGGCGATTATTGGAGTGTGCTTGCGCATAGCCTTTACAGTCCCCAAGGCAAGTTCTTTGGACGCATACCGGTTACTAGTAGAATCTTTCAAATCTAGATATTCCGATTGATCAAACCGGGTCTTTAAATACTCAAAGACCTTTGAACGGAATTGTTTGTTTTTATCTTTGATATATTGTACGAAATTATATTTAGTGTCACGGTCTTTTACATAACCTTTTTGGGAGCCATATAATTCCAACCAATCTAATACAGTATCATTCTGGATATAATTGGTTATATTGGTGTATTTCACTGCTTGGGTATCCAGATCATACAATCCCTTGCTATTAAGATACGCTTCTGTATATTCTGGGGAATGAGTTGAATCAGACTCTAAGGAATATATGGAATACATCCGGCATAATTCCGGAAGATGGTCATTAAACCATCCATCATCCCTTGCAACTATTTTTTGAATATAGCGCTCCGGCGGATCACCTTCTTTGGCATCTGGAGGATATTTGGTTTCAAAATAAGTCCAGTGGTCCAGTCCAAGAGTTTGCATGCACACTTGCATCTGAATCCAATAATATATAGGGATTTCTCCAGTGATTTTGCGAGTAACAACGTTTTTGATTTCCAATCCATAGATTTGACGATCCCTGAAATCGCCGTAAATACCGTCTGGACTAGCGCCTAGCTTTAAAGGACCTAAATCCTTGGTATATAATCCAGTCTCATGCACATCTACACCGTTCTTTACTTCGAAATATTTCTTGGAATTGTCTTCGAACCGCGTACCGTGTTTAGTGGCATCACTTTCAAATTTCGCATCGGTCAATTTGTTATATAACGCCTTGTATGGCGACTGAAATGGATTATAACCTAGAATAGCCGCTACTTCTGATGCGGTAAACCTTTCTTTACGTAATGCAAACCATTCCTTGGACCTTTGAGGTGCAGGTGATGCTTTACTTAGCAACGTCTTTAATATATTTCTAGTGAATTTCATACCGTATCGTACCGTACAGTAGGATTGGTATATATACCAAAATATTGATCAAGTAAATTTATTATATTAATTTTATATAATGTATATATATATACAAGCATACGTGCTTATGAATATTTATAATAGAAGTGTAAAATATTCACGGATTTTCAGAAATGATGCATTAGATGCTTTCAAAGATGAAGTTGAAGAAGATTTTACGAATTTAAATGGGGAAATTGACACTTTAGAAGGGGATATTGCATTTGTTGATAATAAAGTAGACCAACCCAAAACTGTATTAGATTTTGTTGACACTTCTGGTGTAACAAATGGCGCTACTGGAACAGGTAAATTATATAAAAAGACAGGATCTCAAGGTTTATATTGGTTACCAGATGCAACTACATCTGAAATAAATCTGGTCCCACAGACTGGGTATTATACATTTCCTGTGTGGGCTGAAGATAATGGAAGTTTAGGATCTGATGATTTTGATTTTGGGTTTGGTTCAAGTGATAACCCTGGATCTGGTAATGGTGTAGTATTAGCAGTTGATTGTGAATTATTTGCAATGTCTTTAAACATTGACAATTCATCTCCAAATATGTCAGTTAGAGCCGTAAAAAATACAGATAATACTAATACAACTTACCAGATAAATACTACAGATAGAACAACATTTAAAACTTTTACTACTCCATGGGAATTCTCCGCTGGCGATGTGATTAATTTTTATGCTGTTTTAGGAGGATCATCTGGTGGTAATAGAGTATGTGCGTGGTTTAGAGTTCCTATAGAAGGATTAAAAGGTGAATCTGGTCAAGATGGTGAAAGAGGACCTACAGGGACACCAGGAGATTTCGTAAATGTCGGAAATTATCAAGTAGCTACTAATTATAATATAAATGATGTCGTACGGTATTCATCAATTACTGGCAGTGGATCATATGTTTGTATTCAAAATACTTCTGGACAAGTTCCTATTGATCAACTGTATTGGCAACCAGTTGCATTAGACGGGTCGGTCGGACCAACTGGGGCAGGAAGTACTATCCAAGTATATAAAGATGATGCTACATATGATTTAAGTACTACTACTTTGAATCTTAAAAGTTTCGAACTTCAAAATACTACACCAGGTATAGTTGATATAACTCATTTTTATCCCAAGGTTTGTAAATTACGAACTAATGACACATCTAATGTAAATACTTCTAGCGCAACAGATGTTATTTGGGATACTATAGATATATTAGATTCTATTTATTCAGTTACTGGAACGAATACCCAAATACAAGTTTCTACGACTGGGTTGTATGAGATATTTGGGAGTGTTGTATATACTGGTGCTGTATCAAGAGCAAGTGTAATAACAAAAGTTTCAATTAATGGAGTTGCTCAACCAGGAGAAGGCCGTCAAGGTTATCTTAGAGATAATGGTGGGCACATTTCAGCTTCGTCAGATATCACCAACATATTTAATTTGTCTCAAAACGATTTGATTTCAATTACAGTACAAGAAGATGCTGCTAGTGGCACAGTTACCCCTATTGCAGGACAATCCTTATTTATTGTTAAACAACTCAAACCGTTTTAACGTAGATATATTATATTACCATATAATATAACTATATATAACTACGTTATCACGTTAAAATATAACTACGTTAAAGTATGCCAACCATTGAAGAAATTGATTCCCAATTTTATTATTCTACAGTTGATGGTAAAGATGCCTTGACATTTCATGGCACGTTTCATGACGACTTTTTACAAGCTTATAAAGAAATGTATATTCATATGCTAACAACTCCAAGCCCAACTGATGATGAAAAACGCATTTTTTCAAAATGGAACTTGTATGATTATACAACAAAACTTGAGTATAATACTGAAGCCGACATTTTAAAACATATCCAATGGATTCATCATTATTCTATTAAAGCTCGTAATCGTCGTCAAAAGATGGCTTTTACGTATTGTTATGCCCACTTGCAACTGTTAGAAGGCTTTGCAATTATTGATTACATATCAACTCAAACAAATTTATTGAATAATTATGTACAGTTTGGTGTTGAAGGTACTGTTGAAAATTCTGGAATTGTAGGGATTTATGATTATATTTTAGAAAGAGATGGTACTATTTATGCTAACAGTAATGGTATCAGTCTGTATATAACAGATACACAATCTGGATTGGACAATGAAACATTTATTAACAATGTATATACTATTTTGAGTACCGGGGTATATCCTCCATCCTCTTAAGCAGAACGTCGAAGAATATTCGATATTAATATATAAGCATATATTAAGTTGTAACAAAAGTTACGTGTATATAAACTTTAAGTATGTCCCAAACAGGTACTACAATATTAAGGGGTGACACCTCGATTATTCCTGTTCTTGGAGCTACTGGTATATATGGGGTGGGTGATTTATATGTGGCGAATAATATTACTCTGGGAGGTACTGTAGATGGCCGTGATGTAGCAGCCGATGGTGCAGCCCAAGATTCACATATTGCCAATACATCCAATCCACATTCAGTCACCAAAGCCCAAGTTGGATTAGGAAATGTCGAAAATATATTGAATAATTTTAGCGGTACAGGAATACCGGGAGTAAATGATGATAGTTCGGCCGGGTATTCTGTAGGAAGTGATTGGTTAAATACCACTAACAACGAGATGTACACATGTGTGAATAATGCGACCGGTACAGCCAAGTGGAAATATACCACTGCTAATGAGATGTATGATGCGGTAATCGATCCATCTGGCCTAGGTGATTATTTGAAACCGTCTGACGCATTTAATGCAGGACACACAACTGTATTTGTTCGTACCGGAACATATACAGAAACTGTAGATATAGATATTCCAGATGGTGGTAGTATGATTGGCGAGTCTATTGATGATGTTATTATTAATTTCAGTGGTAATGTAGGAATACTGTGTGATGGTATTGGTACTACAGAGGCTGGTGGAACCGTTAATACTACAAATGCTTCTGGAATTATTAGTGGTAGTGGTACTACATTTACAAATGCCACTCCTGGTGAATATATCCTACTGGGAAACAAATATTATGAAATATCTTCGATTGAATCTGACACTTCATTGACCTTGGTTGATGTTTATAGAGGTTCAAGTCAAACAGGATTAAGTACACACATTCATAGCATGTTTTCAAATATAACACTTTCTAATTTTTGTATTATGAATGCAGGTGTTGATAATGGTATACAATTTCAGGGTGTTATTAAAGGATATATTGATAGAATCATTGTAGATAATTTTAACAATGGTATAAATATACAAGATAGTGATTTTGTACAAATATCCGGATGTGTTTCAAAAAATAATACGTTAGATGGTATTATATTTAACGACTGTGTAAATTCATATGTCGATAATTGCTCTTTATTTAACAACGGTGGAGATGGCTTGCAGTGCACTGATTGTAATCTTGTAATTATAGAAAGTTGTTCAGTATCTCACAATGAAAGGGGTGTATTTATTACAGGTACATCTACTAATATACAAGTAAATGATTGTACTATAAGTTATAATAATAATCGAGGAGTTGTTACTAATACTGGAACGTCTAAAATTCTGGTTGATAGGTGTATTGTTGTTTATAATGGAAATGACGGAATCGATTGTGATTCTAGTGATAATACTATCAGTGCATGTATCATTTCTAATAACAATATCGGGATTGATACAGGCACATCTACTTTAGTTGTTGGGTGTAATATTGAAGATAATCTTAGTCATGGTGTCAATGTATCATCTGGAGATATTAATACTACTATAAATGGATGTCATATAGAAGGAAATGGTGCTGATGGAATTAGAACTATTTCAGATCGCACTATTATTACAAACAATAGAATTTATGACAACTCTAGCGATGGGATACAATTAAGAAGTGGGTGTGCTAAATGTTTGGTAACTAATAACATTGTTTCTAATAACACAGCCAATGATATTATAGATGATGCACCATCAACATCTGGAAATTTAGTGAAATATAACATTCTTGGAACTTCCAATCTAACATCAATCGATTCTTATACACGAACTGTTGTAAACGCCGCTAGTTATACTCTAACGAATGCCGATCAAATTATTGGAGTGTCTTATACCACAACTGGCGCTGTTACTTTGACCCTTCCCGCCATATCTACCCTAGGTACTCATCGATACGAAATAAAAGATGAAGGTGGAAATGCCTTTACCAATAACATCACTATAGCATGCGATGTTGCTGATACTATTGATGGTGCTGCGACTGGATTAATCAATGCTAATTATGCATCTGTTTCATTGTATAATGACGGCTCTAACGCATGGTTCGTCTACTAAGCGGCTTTTAAAAAAGCCGACCAAAAACCGCTTTTTCAAAATCGGGCGTGGCGCGCTTCGCTAAGCGCTTAAATATACTTTAGTATATTTACGGTAATTATACTAACTAACGATAGCAGAAAGAGTATGAAGCACAATATATTCAAAGTATTTATGTCGGAAGACGTCATCAAACCCCTAAACGAGGTGGTTATGTCCGGGTTTATTACCCAAGGCCCCAAAGTAGAAGAATTCGAAAAGGCTTTGCAAACCTATTTCGATTACCCTTATATCTTAACCCTTAATTCGGCCACTTCTGGTCTAACTATGGCTATCCGCATGATTAAAGACCAGCTCGGGTTAGGAGATGATGCTGAAGTCCTTAGTTGTCCTTTGACGTGTATGGCCACTAATTTACCTATTGTGGCCAATGGTCTTAAAATTAAATGGGTCGATGTAGATCCAGATACGTGTAATATAAGCCTAGACGACCTAGAAAAAAAGCTAAGCCCTACTACCAGAATTATCCAGCTGGTTCATTGGGGTGGTGTACCGGTTGATATGCACTCCCTTAACGATATTCTAGATAGATGTGAAGATCGCCTAGGGTTTAGGCCGGTGGTTGTTGAAGATTGTGCCCATTCTTTTGGCGCAGAATACGATGGGCAACTCGTCGGAACCATGGGCAATTATGCCGTATTTAGTCTACAAGCCATCAAGCACCTAACCACTGGAGATGGAGGTTTGATTTTCCTGCCAGATGAAGAGGCTTATAACAAGGCCAAGCTACTACGATGGTACGGAATTGACCGGGATAAGCGGAATTATAACCGCAAGGATCTCCGGTTGGAGAGTGATGTGGCCGAATGGGGATATAAATACCACATGAATGACATCAACGCCACTATCGGCCTGCACAACCTTCCACACATCCCCGGTAATCTAGAAAAAATTCGAGATCGGGCATGGCAATGGTCTCAGGCGTTACTTTCCAAGGAATTTGATGGATTTGTCGAGTTATTCGATAAGCCTAGCTTTGTTAATGCGGCACATTGGCTATATACCATCAAAATCAAAGGCGGTCGTAAACTAGAGTTTATTGAATTTATGAAAGAACGAGGCGTGATGGTTAGCCAGGTTCACCAACGAAATGATGTCCACACCTGTTTTGAAGAATTCAAAACTCCCCTACCTAATCTTGATGCACTTGAGAAAGAAATGGTATGCATTCCTTGCGGCTGGTGGACTAGTAAAGCCGATGTACATGAAATGTTGGACTATATGAGGGATTTTTTCGGAATAAAGCGTAAGGGATTCGTAAATGTTCTCGACCAAACCGTCGAAACTCCTTCATATGAAAAGAATGCCGATTTGGCTAAAATATTATCGGATCATGCAGACGTTCATTATACTGTAAAGTGTGGACCAAACGGAGATATTTACAATGTCGCGTCATACAATCTAAGTAATCCGAGATATCAAAAATATTGTGTCAATGGATCCGGTGATTTGCCTGGATGGTATTCGACTACACATTTTTGCACCGGTAAGGATTCCGGATATAATGACGGAGAGCTGGTCAACCCAGAATATATCCGCCAACAATCCCAAAAGGTTCAAGAAATATGCAGTAAACTTAGGAGTGGATATATTAGTGCTATACATTGCCCAGAAGGTTATTATGAATTTAACGATATTGTAGATAGAGATTCCGGTGCAGATAATGAGATATTTACCACTTTTATGACTAACGTTGACGATAATAGCAACTCTAAAAATGATGGAAATCACGTTCTAACTGGATACTCTTTATACGATAGTACTGTGGTTGATCAACTAGAATACGAAGTTACTCACTATGGCAAATCCCAAAAGAATTTCTCAAGTATGTTGGAATTTGAGGGCTTTGATTTTGTAGGTGTACATCTACCTGGTCATGATACCCAATTCAATCAACCGGTTTTGACCGACTTTTTCACCCAGTTATTTAATGATAGCAACCTAACTTTCGACGACCCGATGTTACTTTCAGGGGATTGGAATACCACTCCCGACAGAGTTGCCCATATAGTCCAAAAAACTATCCCTGACCATCTAGAATATGAAACACTAGATCCGGGATATTTTACTCATGTCAATCCTAATATGGCTGCTGTTACTTATGACCACGGACTAGTAATCCGAAAAAAGGGTAGCACCGACGTAACTTTCGAAATCATGAAAGAACCTTTGTTGGAATCTTCCAAAGCATTGGTGAAATGTATTAATGAAACTCTTATTTAATAAATTTAAATTTATTAAAATTCTTTTTTGAACAAAATGCATGTACAATCAAATTGATTGTTATATTCTTTTTTGACGATTTCAAATCCATTTTGACGATAAAGTCTTCCAGCATCTGCTTGGTCATCTCGATCAGTTGTGTCGATATATATTGATTTGGTTCCTGTTTCTTTGGCCAACAATTCCCATGTCAAAAGCATAGCATATCCAAGTTTACGACCTCGATATGAAGTTTCTAAACAAAACCAACCAAGATACACACAATCATCTGGAATAAATTCGTCACCATTTGATATTCCAATTCCAAATGATCCAATTATATCGTTATTGTCTACAAGAATATAATATTGCGCTTCATCTCGAGTACACGTTATATCACGTGTAACCCAATCCTTGACATGTGGAAAATATTTGTGATTGAGTTCAATTGTCTTTTTTTGATCTTCTATTTTGCATGATCTGCATATGATATTTTTGGAATCTGCACAAATATTGTTACATACATAGTCCCAAGTTGTTCGAATAAGATCCTCTGTAATATTGTTCAAATTTACAGTCATGATTGTTAATGATACAATACAAATGATTAAATAAATTTATGGTATCACAATGGTAAATTTCATAGAATTATAGTATTCTTATACTATAACTTGGTTAATAGCTCGAGAAAATGGAAATAGTACCGCTATATGTATTCAAACCGGTAGGCAATTGGACTTTATCAGAACCAGTTAGGGCGATGGGGGATATATTTACTAGATTTCCCGAGGAATTTCTTAAACGTGGTTTTAAAATAGTATATGATGATGATCCAAATAAGAATTTGGAAAGTTTAAAAGAGTATTTGGGTGAGATGGAATCTCCAGAGGCACTCCTAAACCGCGATAAACAAGTTATAGTGTGGAGCCACGAAGCCTATTTCTGCGGACCTCTTAGAACCCTTAAAAAGAAATATCCGAACCGGTTAAAGATTGTGGTGTGGTATGATGATCTGCATTCGGCAGATATAGGATGGAAGCAACTCCTTCAGGAAATAGATCGTCTGGTGTGTCCGTATAATATTAGATATATGAAAGGGTGCAAGTATCAACAAATCAAGGATACTATTATAACACCACACTCCAATAAAGTTGTGTGTATACCATATTTCGTATATTCCCACCGGATCAAACCGCAACAATCGCAAGAAGAGTGGACAAAACGGTTTAGCGCAAAGGTTACACTGGCCGGATATACACATGAAGCCATTTATCCAGTGAGGAATGAATGGTCCAAGAAAGAATATCTAGTAAAGGTATTGAAATTCCCAGGATATTACGAAAAACATAAATCAGTAGAAACGAATGATCGTTTTTACGAATTTTTATCAAAGCACGCCTATGGTATATCCACTTCGGATGCTTATGGGTTTTATTTCTTGGCCAAATACTTGGAATTACCTGCCATGCAACTTGTTATGTTTGCCCAACACCATCCCCAACTAAAAGATTGCGGGTTTGTGGAAAATGTGCATTATAAACCGTTGGATGAAAATACTATTAACAATGCCTTGGAAATAGAACGGAATACTCATGCCAAATATCACACCTTGGCCAAATTCGGCAAAATATCACCAGAAAGACTCAAAGCCATTTCACAAAGAGATTCTAATAGACGTAAACAGGAATTATATGAGATTTCTGTAAATGCCCGGAAATTAATCGTGGAAAAACATACCGAAGTCGCCCGATTTGACCAGCTTTGCGATTTATTTAAAACGCTGTCATTCTAACATCAGATAATCATATTGAATAAATCAATTCTATTTACTTGTTTATGCAAATATTTGGATGTATGATAGTTCACCATATCTATATCATAATATTTTGCCAAACTTTTAATAATTTTAAACAACTCTATCGATTGAATGTTTGTTTCTGGCTTAGCTAATATGCGTATTTTAAATTCTATGTATATTGTATTTTTAAAATATACTTTATCCTGGTTCATTTCATATGTATCATCAATGTAAATTGATATAATTTTACGATAGTCATGTTCATCGGTATAATGTATTTCATAACCGCATTTATCTTCCCCAGCATACTCCAACCATTGACTATTTATATTCAAACCATTCTTCTTATTAGATTCTTTTTGTAAGATATCAACTAATGAATATTTGAAATTCATACTTTACTAAAGTATAAACGTACGTATACTTTACTAAAGTATACCTACATACGTGTATATAATTTTAACTATTTTTAAGTACCCTTTTGACTTACTTTTACTTTTAAGTACCGTTTTGACTTACTTTTACTTTTAAGTACCGTTTTTTGACCTACTTTTTCTAAAAAAGTAGCCTAAATATAAATATACACATTACCATTAAATTTATATGGTTGTTCATAATATATATCTTTACGGTCTAAATATTTAGCAATACTCTTTAATATATGAATAATTTCTTTATGTGTGTGTAAAATATCAACACATATCCAAGTAAGTGTCTTACCTGGACCGATTAATTCTGTATTACAATCTAAATAATCATGCTCCAAATCTATTTGCCATAATGTTCTTTCAAGAGATGTTCTACGGTATATATTATGAAACTTTATCTTACCTTTATAGGATTGTAATAATTTAATAAATGTGTTAGATGATATTTCAGCGTCCACAACCATGCCGGCGTGATCAGTTAATATATAGTTATATGAATAGAATATGCACTTTCATATATATCAATATCACTTCCATAAACATATTTAGTTATACTTTTTGAAATTTTAAAGATGTCTTGGGGAGAGTGTATGAAATCAATATCTATATAAGTGAATGTATCTTTTTCTATACCAGAAGATTCACATGTCAATTCTGTCTCAAAATCATAATATTCATCTGTTAAAATTATAAATGTAAATTTAGCTGATCTAAGTCTATAATTACCGTTGATGGATATAGATGGATAAAATATTTTGCTTTGAGCCTTTTTGAAATATTCTATTAATTGTTGACACTGTTTATCCATACTACTTTGGTAGTTTTTTATCAATACTTTAATTTTAAAGTAGTACTACGCTAGTATAATTAACTAGATATCGGATTTGCAGACCGACATTTCATGCAATATACATATTTGATCCGGTTTTCTTTGCACAACACAGTCTGCATACCTTTGCAATGAACGCATACCATATATTTCATAATGTAATTGGTCAACAGTTTTTCAACATGTTTTACAAAAAACCGGCCTTTCATAATCAAGTGATTTTCGGCGTTGATATTACACACTGCACCAGTTTCATCTTCAAAAAATTTGTGCAAGTGTCGTTTACGATCGATAGTGATATATTGTGGAACATCAAAACTACTAGAATAATCCAAACTCTCAACACACTTGCCGAAATTTGTGAATACGCTGGTGCGATTGACCCGTTTAACTTCTGGTGGAGTGATCTTGTTTTTAACCTTTTTCCCTTTGAATACGATGTTAGTTAATAACGCTTCATAATCACCTGCATAAGGTTTTACTTCGGCTTCGCTGTCGGCGGACGCATCCGCATCGAAAATATATTCAGGACGGGTGAATGAATCTAGGTATTCCTTATATTTGGGATTGGTGTTTACGACGACTAACGGTTCGCCGTCGGTGCCGTTCAAAATAGTACCACATGCACTCAATTTCCATTTCGTGTCAATCTTTTGGAAAATTACTAGGCGATCTTCTGGGGTGATGCAAGTAGGGGTTTGTAATTGAATCTCTAGCACTTTACCCTCGGTATCGCTACCGGAAGAGGTAGAAAGAATAGTGCTAGCAATGGACATGGAATTCAGGATAATGATTATGTTGTCACCTGTCTTGAATTTTTTAGGTTTGGCCGCATCTAGGCGTTTAAATCTGTTGTATCGAAGTTTGATGGTGTTGCTTACTTTTGGAAGTGTGCCAATATGACCGATTGTATGACCTACTAGACGGTTGCTGGTAGTTAGCGATGCGTCCATATCCAGACCCATGGCGATTAACCCGCCTGGTACGGCGAATTCCAATGGGGTTTTATCGGAAAATAGAGATACTACCCTAGTAATAATTGGGGTAACGGTTTTGCAATCCTGTGAAATCACCCCTGGACGGATTTCCACTACATCTCCTATAGAAAATATACCCTTACTTATCGACCCTCCTACTACACCCCCCTTCAATGTATCTATCGCACCTCCAGGTTTATTAATGTCGAATGACCGGATGATATTCATCTGGCCTGGCTGGTTTACATCCAAATTCTCGATTTTGGACGGGATGTTGTATGAAATGTATTCCAAGATCTCGTCCAGATTGTATTTGAGCTGTACCGATGTAGGGATAATCTGGGATTTCTCGGCATTGGATCCTACGATAAACTCGTCGATCTGTTGCTTGTTAATGGCGCAAGCTTCCTCGGAAATTAGATCGAGTTTGTTTTGCAAAATCAGGATATTATCCACATCAGTATTGGATATGGCTAGGAGATGGTCATAGGTTTGTGGCTGAGGTACCGGCTGATTCGCGGCGATTACTAAAATCGCGGCATCCATTACGGATGTGCCATTGATCATCGCCGACATGTACGACTCGTGCCCTGGGCAATCTACAAAACTGATATGTTTGATCAACTCCATCTCTTGGCCGGTATCGGGGTGAAAGCACTTTGCCGTGCTACTCGGAGTGGACATCAGCAATCCTGTATCCGGGCATCTGTAGATCTTGGCATTAGCATAACCCAGGTTGATGGTGATATTACGCTCCTTTTCTTTCTTGTGTTTTTGGGTTTTTGTCGCCGTGATGTCGTACACCAATGTGGATTTCCCATGCGATACCGATCCAATTGTACCTATATTCACCGTCGGCTGGTTTTTGATAATTTCGCTATATTTAATTGTTTTCATACTCTTAGTCTTCGGTACGTTATACACATTATACCTTATACGTGCTTAAATACATAAGTAAATATAACTTTACTACGTTACTTCGTAACTACGCCAACTCGCTTCGCTAACTCGCTCGTATGAAACAAGCCTGGACTGAATCTACACGTACCCGCCCTACATGGGATGAATATTTTATGAGTATTGCCAAATTATCTTCTGAACGCAGTTCGTGTGACCGGTTACATGTAGGTTGTGTATTGGCCAAAGATAACCGGTGTATTAGTATGGGATATAACGGGTTTTTGGCCGGATTACCCCATACATCTATTGTAAGACATAACCATGAACAAGCCACGGTACATGCCGAACAAAATGCAATTACTGATTCCGCAAAACGGGGTGTAAGTATCGACGGCGCTACCGCCTATATCACTCATTATCCTTGCTTGGTATGTGCCAAATTATTAACCTCTAGCGGTATCGCCAAAATTGTTTATGAAAACGATTATAACAATGATCCATTAGTCGCCCAAATTCTAGAAGGTCACGTCGAAATACTCAAACGAGTCTAAACGGCTCTAAACGAGTGTAACTCGTATCCCCATCCACTCACCTTTCGAATATTTAGCCACTCTCGCTTCTTCGTCTGTGATATCCCTCAACTTTTTAGATGTCTTTTTAATATCTACAATCTTAAATGACCATCTAGTGTCTATCACAATTTCTTCAACCATTTCTAGCGATTTTACCCCGTGACCGCCATTTTTATATAGCCACACTCTTACAAACGGGTATATTAAATCACTTACGACGTCTGTGGCGTCGCCTGCGTCCTCGCCGTCGGATGTAGAGGATAATCCAAAATCGTATTTTTGGGTGGTTGACGCGGAAGCGGACGCCTCCGACGGCGCGGCCGGAGGGACATCATCTCCAAGAGTTCCGACCAGATTTTCTTTATCAAATTTATCTATTAGAGCAATGGCTTTTTTGGCGGATATTCTCTTTTTAGGGTCTCGGATCAGTAAATTAGTGCATAGTTCGTCAATGATATGATATTCTGGATTTTCAGGCATTTCCAAAATCCGTGGAATCGTCACATTGGGATCTTTGATTTTGTTATAAGTCATTTTGACATCGCAGGTCTCAAACGGACACCTACCCATCCACAGTGTAAAAATACATACGCCGAAACTCCACAAATCTACCCTATAGTCATAATCAACTCCCTTTACAATCTCTGGCGAGATGTAATTCGGTGTACCGCACCGTTTATTGCTAACACTTTCTTTAATTACATATCCGAAATCACACAATTTAACGTTATCATCCGCATCTATTAGGATGTTTTGCAATTTAATATCGCGGTGCATATACCCACGTCGGTGCATATAATCTAGAGCGCTGGCGATTTGTTTGATATACATATATGGCGTATCCGCCAAATTAGTTGATGTGCGCCATCGGATAGATTCGCGGGTAGGTACTACTGTTTTCAAATTATTTTTTTCGCAATATTCCAGTAATATATAGGCACCTTTGTCGGTTTCTACTACGGTGTCGCACCATTTCAACTTTATAATATTCGGATGATCCAAATCGCGTAATGCGGCGGCTTCGTTTTTAAGCCCCTTTAAAAAGCTTTCGTATTTCTGAGTATTGGCCGCTACCCATTTCATCACAACTTTTTCTTTTGATCCCGATGTCGTATATAAGAAAACTATCGATGCCGCCCCTTTACCCAATGCATCTTTTTTGTAAAATGTCAGGGAATTGTGTTCAATTTTTTTAGGTGGTACATATTTAGGTGGCATACCTTTACGCGTTTCTACGTACTACGTTTGGTTACGTTTACTCCTAGACCCAAATACCCATCAAGTATTTATTACTATCTTTGGGTAGTCTAGGCACGGTTAAAATTCTAAAATTAATTTAATATAATAAACCATATTCTACTTATACCGTTTATATAAAGTGTCTGGCGAAAAGTGTAAAGGTCAATATTTTACGAAAAGTAAGTTACTCAAAGACGTAGTTTCGGGGTTTATTAAAACCTCCCCAGAAAAGGTTTTAGAACCATCATTCGGCCAAGGAGATTTATTCGAAGTATTCCCCGATACCGCCAAAACTATTGTCGCATATGAAATCGATCTAAATCTAAAATCATCCGCCAAATATATCCGCAAACCACATACCAAATATCATATACGTTACAAAAATTTCCTAGATGCCAGGCTTAGACACAGTTCCTTTAACTGTATTGCGGCGAATCCTCCATATATATCAGCCAATTCCACCAAAAACAAGACGAATATCTACATCAAATTCATTGAAAAATGCGCTAGGCTGGTGAAATCATCCGGTGAAATGATTTTCATCGCTCCCGTGGAATTTTTTAAATTGAGCACATCTAGACAGGTAGTTACCTGGATGTATAACAACGGCTCTTTCACCGATATATTCTATCCAAATAAACCGGATCTCTTCGAATCCGCCAATGTAGACGTAATGGTTTTCCGATGGGTCCGTGGGCAATCCGCTAACGGGGTAAAAGTGAATGTGTGGTATACTAAATCACCGTTGGAACATCCGCCAGATATCCGGTACGCTTTTTTGAACAACGGTGTAATGACCTTGGCCTCTACACGATTAAACTGCTCGGACGTCGTAGCGATTTCCAAACATTTTGACCTGAAAATGGGAATGACTTCCGGAAAAGAGTCCGTATACCGAAATGATGTGCACGGCAATATCCTAGTCCGCGTTTCCGATGGAGATCAAGGATTGGCCAAATATATATTCTACGACGATTGTGTCACACAGGATGATATACCTAAGGATGTGTTAGACTATCTTTTGCAATACAAACCTTCGTTATTATCCAGGAAGATCCGGAAATTTAGCGAAAAGTGTTGGTGGAAATGGGGTGCGGCTAGAAATGCCAAATATTACCGCCAGTCTGACAGTAAAACTACTTTGGGGATTTATGTCCGAGTCCAATCTCGCAACAAATCACCTGCTTTTGTCGCACCTGTGACATATACTGGGAATAACTTGACTTTATTAGTACCTAAATTTTCTACATCTATCGAAAATTTGAAAAATATCGCCGATTATTTAAACTCGTCTGAATTTTTAATGAATTATACCGCTAGCGGAAAGATAGTATTAGGACTAAATCAAATAAAACATGCTGTTATACCTTCTGTCTTAATTAGTTAAATTTACTAAAGTAAACTTTGGTTTACTTTACTAACGTGAGTATGATATGCACCATTAATGGAATAAAAATTCTTACTAGTTTAGATACTAATGTAAAAGAATATGAGGAACATCGTTATATACGGTCTATTATATTTGAATATAGATTTAAATTTACACATTTAGATAATCGATATAGGTTTGTTAATGTAAATAAGAATATACTTGGAGAAAATTCTCACAATAAAAATATATGGAAAATTTTGGCACATTTAACTAAATATTTTGGTGGCAAACACTTATATCTTTATGATTGTGATAGAATTACTATTATAAAATAATCCTGAACTAGCACTAGTGTACACCAGTAGAACCAAAACCTCCTTCACCTCGTTCAGTAGAGTGAATATCATCAAAAGATTCTACAATGTGTATTACAGCAGTACTGTGCTGTGCGAAAACAAGTTGCGCAATACGATCACCTGAATTCACTTCAAATACCGTATCGGAAGTATTCAACAATATTACCTTGATGCGTCCGCGATAATCACTGTCGATTGTCCCAGGAGAGTTTAATACCATTATACCATGCTTGGCCGCCAAGCCTGATCTGGACCTTACTTGCCCCTCGTGTCCACTAGGAATAACTACACGAATCCCTGTGTCAATAATTGCGCGTTTCCTCGGAAATATCTTTACCTGTCCTTCCGGCAAATATGCCCTTAGATCCATTCCTGCCGACCCTTCGGTCTCATACTTGGGGTCAGGATTATCCGATTCGTTAATTAGCGATACTTTAACTAGAGTGTACATACTTATATCTTTAGTTACAGTAAATCATTTAAGTATATTTACGTAAGTAACGTACGTAACGTAACGCATAACGGAAGTATGACAAATTATTTTATAACACCGACTTCTTATAGAGAAGATAAATTAATATTTTTAGATCCACTTTTATCGGATTTTAAAATTAATACAAATACATATAAACATGAAACTGAATTTTATAATTCTATTAACTATCTTACATTGAATGATATGTTTAAATTAAATCTTAATACCTATCTGACATGGACAGATAATATGATAAAAAAATACATTCATTTTGCCAGGTATATGGGATATCAGCAGATGTATTTATCAAAAGGTGGTTATATTTACTTTTACGATTAAATATATATGTCTAACCTTGATTATGAAAGAATTAGGTGGGTATGATATATCTACTAAAAATAAAATAACCTGTCCAATCAATTCCCCTTCATATAGTGTTGAAAATTCTTTAACACGTATCACATCCTTTACAGTTCTACGTAAAAGACATATATATCATAATTTTGGTGATATATGCGAGGATAAATTTAAAAGACTTGTTCATTTTGGTAAATATATGGGATATTCAAAAATAATTCTTGGGTATTATGACAACTATTTGTATAATTAGTTAAATTATACTTGAATGTAGAAATACTTACTTGTAAGGAATCATGCAAGATATATCTGTTGGTTATTATGACATATCAATTAAAAATGATATAAAAATGTTGACGAGGCACCTAAATGTAGATGATTCAAAATTAATTATTTATAATAAAAGAAATACTCTTACAGATTTTCTTAATAATACAACAAGTATGTATGTTCAGTGATTCGTGGATGGGGATTAATCAAAGCAATTCTAAAATCTTTATACATTTGGGAAAATATTTAGGATTTACCAAAATGGCAAATGGGTTTTGTAATCTATATTACTTTTAATACTAGTAAAACTTACTAGTATAAGTAACTCTCTATATATATAATATATGTACGACTACGGTTTTTATGATCTTAGACCTGTAAAAAAGTTGATATGCGAGTTTAGAATTACAAACAGATATAACCATACTACTTTTAGAAAAAGCAAAACTACATCTATATTAAAACAAAAGTTTTGATAAACCGTCACATGAATTTAAATTTAAAACAACTGGTTCATTTTGGTAAATATATCGGACTTTCTAAAATGAATATAAATGATCTTGGTATATTTTACTATTCTTAAGACCTATATTTCATTTCCAACCCAACTGCATCAGCCATTTTATGGAATTCATCACCATGTGTAGTATCACCATCATAACAAGATTTATGTAGTTGTGCGTGCAATAACTCGTGCAACAAAATCTGTTTAATGAAATCCATCGAGAATCGATGTTCGGAAAACACGTGAGTGTGAAAGGTGATATTATTGAATTTCGGTACCGTGTCTGAAGAAACGATACCAGCATCTCCACAATTATACGGATGGAAATACCCTATCTTTCCCTTTTCAATGTTCCAATCATTAATAGAAATAGTCGAGTGTACATCGATGGTTTTAAACGGGTCTTTGCGATCAGGGAATATCCTGGAATACTCTTTTTTAATTTTCGAAATAGCGTCATCTTTTAATGAATGCAGTTCTTTGGCATTAGTCACCCTAGCCTCAAGTTCGTCTTTGGTATTTTGCGAATATATATTATTCACAGTTTGCACATTTTCAAAAGTATATTTCACTGCTTCCATACTCAATAACCATGGGTCGCTGTTTTTGATCTTTTTGGTAAGACTAGGCAATTTATGGGCATCACCCATAGTCCATACATATCCGAAATCCAGTACACGAGTGTCATCACTTGTGCCGATCTTTTTAGTCGTACACCTCACTATAAGAGCCTTGGATTTGTCTGTGTTGATCACAAATTTCAAATCAGTCCCCGATCCTCCTTTAGGAATCATCGCTGGATTTTTAATAATTACATCCCACGTATCACCCTTCTTTTCATATAAGTTGATGTAAAATGTGTTCGTGATTTTGGATAAACTGAAATACATCTTTTCCAATTTATTGCGGAATTTTTCCGTTTGATTCAGATCAACTGTAGGGATATTATCATCTTTCATATTTAGATCCATCCGTCGTATTAGATAGTACTATATACTAGTACTATATAATTTATTTGAATTTAAAATGATTTACTATTATACTATTATATTAGTATACTAATATATAACTCATTACGTTCGTATGTTTTACACTTTAAACGTCTTGGGATTTTCTACAATGGTCCCAGAATCTTTCAGTTTGTTATGCCAATATATGGTTATGCTCAAAAATCATACTGTACACAAAGTAAAAGAAAATGCAAACATATTATATTATAACTTTATCAGACCTGCTGGCGGCTTTTGAACTGCATTGGAAGCATATATATTCTAAATGTATTATTAATACATTTTACATATGAAATGACTTGAATATATCCGCTTGGCGAAGCGGGCCACGCAACTTTTGAGAAAAAGTAGATCAAAACAAAAGTCGGAAAAACACTTAGTAACATAAAATAGGAAAATTGAACAACACATTAAAAATGTGTGCACGAAAAAAACGCAAAAAAGTGACACAAATTCGTGCACGATTTTGTTCCATTTTTATTTTGGCACTAAAAGATTTTCAAAATCCAAAAGTGATATTTCAAAAATGGAACAAAATCGTGCACGAAAAAAACGCAAAAAAGTGAAATAAATTCGTGCACAATTTTGTTCCATTTTTATTTTTACACTAAGAGATTTTCAAAATCCAAAAGTGAGATTTCAAAAATGGAACAAAATCGTGCACGAATTTGTTACACTTTTTTGCGTTTTTTTCGTGCACACATTCGTGCGATTTGTGCACAAAATCTTATTAAGTGTTTTTCCGACTTTTTAATATATATAGATTTATCATTTTATAAAATCATAAATGTAATGAATATTTTGGCCGGCTTATTTCATGTAAGCGAATACATTTATTCACCATATTTTATATTTCTATCAGCGTATTCATTGTTATGATCAGGTTTACCACCAAACCATATCTGACCGATAAATAAAGTCTCTTGGGGATTATAAGTATGTTCCGGGAAAGGTCGGTTATCATATCCGGCTATTTTGTTTTGATTGTAGTGATAATGATTTAGAGTATCATTTTTAATTATGGGATAGATCTGGTTTAATAAATAGTCCATATCCTGGAAATAGGTATTCTGGGATATTTGATTGATATATTCGGTTATTTTTGGAAGTTTCTGGCGAAATTCCGGAGTGAGCCGAAGGCCAAATGCACCTCCTAGGATCGGATGGGTATGATTAGTGGCATCATGCATACAATGGGCGCTGTACCGAGTATCATACAACCACTCATCCACAGCTTTGGCCTCTTTATCGCTTAGTCGGGAGTCTATATCGCGGACTAGCACCACATCTACTGAAGGGTCATCCCATGCCATAAACCTCCACATCATCATCGGGCCCTTTGCAGGTAATTCTACCACTTCTACATTATCATACCCACTCAAAGCCCCGACAAATTTCCTAGGAACATCGCTAGCAACATAATATCGGCAAATCCAATCTGGATAATACTTTTTAGCCATGTCCAAGTTGTGCAAAATCCCATCAGTATATCTAGGTTTATCACCGTACACAGAGAAACTGATCACCTTTTTTAATGAATGATATAACAACCGTTGCAATTTCCGCACAGGGACTTCATATAGTGATTGATAGTGTGTAAAAGGTAGAGGTAAGGCGTAATACTTCATTCCCAGCGATTTGGCTAAAGGCCACATCCAGCAGGTCGGATTGCCTTTGGTGCCTATGAATTCAATAATCCGAGTCCCTGGTCGGCACCCGTAGATATTATAAACGGCTCCGCCGTGTGGCGCCACTACTATATCCGCGTTATGCAATATTTGAAAACGTTCCCGGAAATTATATTTGGACGCATCGAAAGTGATATATTCCAACCCATTTGCATCGGCATAATTCTTTAGTGCTTCGACTACTTGAGTTTCATTTCGGACTTTCCTAGAAGGTGCTGAGACGCGACTAAGGTATACCAAAGAGCGTTTCGACCCCTTGAGAGTCAACCCAAGACTTTTCACTATAGAATCACGGATATGCTGGCGGAATTGGTCCGGGACCATGAATTGTGTAAATATGCCGGTCGGGTGTAATACTGGAAAGAACAACGTAACACAACTCACACCTCTAGGATATTGTTGGATTTCGACAATCTCGTTCTTGAGGTGGAATACCTCTCTGAAATAAAACTTTGCATGTGCCGAAGTACGTAGTATAAGGATTTTAATGGACGCGTCTCCTCGAAGTAGTTTCAACACTTCCGGTGTGAGTAGATGCAATACATCTTGGGTGAAATGTTGCCACGACCAATCATCGCCTGAATTAAATAACAGCAAAGCCTTGGAAATTGCCGTATTTCCCATTACACGTTCTGTGGGGAGGTCTAGAATAGTCCTAGGAGATGATTGTTCAAACCGGAATAATTCTGGAGATATACGGACACGTTGCTTGCACATAATCTCGAATTTTGTGTGCTCCACTGGGGTAGTATGTCTGTATTTCTGGGCTGTGTGGGGATGCGGATGGTATTTCCCCTTTGGGGCATATACCTTTTTCAAAGTCGCCAAGTCATCTGGAAGAGCTATGGGATTCCCTCCGGCAGATCCCGAAGACACACTCCTAGAATTAGTCACACCACTCGGAATTAACCCAGATACTAGTTTTGTTTTAGGTTTGGGACCACTCACTAGAGGTTTAAACCCAGTACACATCTCGCGGTGCTTGAGAAATAAATATTTGTTGGAAGTTTTAAAAGTACAACCTTCTTTTTTACAACAAAGTATCAAGGGCATATCGAGAGATTAAACCAAGTATATTATAATTGGATTATATGAAATTATAATATAAAATTCAAGTAAATATAACTGGTAACGAGTGTAGTGAGAATACTATAAACCCAATAATTGGATTGGTAAAATAATAGAATTTTCCAAATAAGGTCTTATTGAATGTATATCCAATGATTTAAATGGTAATAGTGTACGATCTTCTTGGTCGTCTATGAATATATGTATTGTATTACCATGTTTATTGTCACACCAAAATATGAAATTGTGTTTATAAAGCATACTTTTAAATGATATCCCGGGTATTTCTGAAAACATGGTAGAAAACGCTAATTGGCATTGTCCACCATTAAATCTATCTCCACCAAAACGTCCAAGATGATTGTGAAAACGTTTAAATATATCACCAAGAGAGTGAACTAGTTCCAACGTTTCACGGCTAACAACCATAACACCATCCCAATGCACAACCGGCTCATTTAATACAATATTTCCTAACACTCCTATATTGTCTGGAAATTGTTCTTTATACATATCGATAATTATTTGATCATACCCTTCCCTACATGGAGTGTAATCGTCTTCGACAAACATATAATAATCAAAGTTTTTGTTTGCATCATAACATTTCAACCATTGTCCCATTGAAAAATATTCATTACATACGGAATAAACTTTGAAATTATGATTGTTAAATAGATCCTTTGGATAATTATAATATGGGCATTCAAGAACATTTTCAGGATTATAGTTGTCATACGCCTTCATTAAAGTAATCTGACTTTTAGGATTGTGCAATTTGTATTTCGACAGATTTATTAAATTTTTTATTAATGTTTTATCAATATCATCATAACAACGTTTAGAATTATATTGACATTTACCTGGATATGACGCCACAATAATATTAAGGCTCATCACTCTATTATACAGTATTTAATATGTATTTATTATATTATATATTTGTAAAATGAAAAGCGAGTTGGAACAATTCAAAAATTCTTATAAAGGTCAGACTGTGGTGTTAATTGGTCCAGGTCCATCCTTGAAAGATGTTGATTTAAACACTTTTGATAAATCTTTTAAAAGATGTGCTGTAAATGGTAGTATTCTACATCCAAAAGTTATTACAAATTTGGATTTTTATATATGGGCTGGAGATTTAGATATACCGAAACATCCTACACCTTCATATGGACCTATAATGAATACCATTCCAAAATTAAATAAAAATACCATTAAATTTACAAATTGTTGGACTGATGGAAGTATTATACATTCAATAGGTGTTCAAACTCAAATACATCCAGATGATGCAAAACAACTAGGATTTTATAGATACAATCAAATAAATAAGAATGTTGACCCAGTAAATGTGTGGCATAAAGATATAGGTGATCAAGATAAAGGACCTAGTGGATATTCAGTTGCATTTCATGCAATGCAAATATTATTATATATGGGATTTGAAAAAATTATTCTAGTTGGTTTTGATTGCTCTGGTGGACATTCTTATAAAGAAATGCTTAAAAATGATGCGTGTGATTGGATTGGTATGTTTGACGATTTAATACAAAAATGGAAGAGTTTCAAGAATTGGGTAGAAAATATTTCATATAAAGATGTTAAAATATACAGTTATAAACCAGTTGGATTAAAAGGTGTGTTTGAAGAATGGGTATAAAACCCTTTAAAGTTATTTGTGTATATATAGGTATCCATACGTACCACGTATAACACTACTACGTATGAGAGAACCAGGACTGTGTGCTGCAATTATCCCTGTTAGAAAGGGTTCTCAAAGAGTTAAAAACAAAAACACTAGGAAATTCGGAGATGATACTACACTTTTAGAACATAAAATCAAACAACTCAAAAATATAAAAATGATAGATGAAATTATTTTGACTACAGACTGTGAAAAGTCTATGGAAATAGGTCGGTCATATGGATTAACTATTCTAGAAAGAGAAGAATATTATGCAAGTTCAGAATGTAATAACAGCGATTTTTTCAGATATATCGCAGAAAAGGCCCCAGAAAAGTATAAATACTTGATATACACTCCAGTAACATCACCATTTATCTTGGATACAACCATCGAAAATATCATACAAAAATTCAAATCAGATGATCAGTATGATTCCGTAGTACCTGTAGAAATCATCAGGCACCATATATGGATGAATGGCAAACCGTTGAATTATGATCCTGAAAAAGCACCTAATACGCAAGATTTACCTGATGTGTTTGCCTTGAATTATGCATGTTCAATTATTAGCAGGGAAGATCAGATCAAGTATTCAAGTTTATGTGGGAAAACTCCGTATTTTTATGAATTGACTCAATTTGAAGCCTTGGATATTGATACAATGCATGATTTTGAAGTTGCGCAACTGTTATACAAAAACAAATACCTCAAAAATTTAAAGGTGTAAAATTTATCTATATAAATTTTATATGTGATACCATCTATAATATTTAAAGCAACTTTTCACAAATTTCATTCCAGTTGTTATCAAAAGTAATACCCTTATCATCAATATAATACTTGGCCCGAGGTTTAATATGAGTGACATCCTTTACATACGCCAACAATTCATACTTTTTAAGCCAATCAATAATTAAATCTTTACCAGTCTTACCATAAACCAATGGACGGTCAGGCAAACACTTTCCAGAAAAGATGATGATGTTGTACTTTTCAGACAATTTCTTAATAGATTCTATAGCACCTTCAATAGGTTCTCCATAACAAGTACCGTCATAAAACCCTTTGTCGAATGTATGAATTACACCATCAAAGTCGATTGCAAGATTATCTTCATCGTTCTCGCACCCAGGGGGGACCTGTTTGTTTTCTTTGGCTAACGCTTCCAGACACCACGAATGGTCTAAAGCACCTCCTTCACAGTTACTACAACCCTTGTCTAAAACAACATTTTCAGCAGTACCCCTAACACGAATTGGTGGTGGACAACTAACCAAATCCAAATCAAGATTCGAATTAGAATATCCGTAAATGAGCTGATAAATAAGCATCAAAGTTATGCACTCTGAGGTATGATAGTAAATGGAGTTGTTAATGATCTTCACAACTTTTTCATTTAAAATACCCGTTTTATCTCTAGCAGTCATTAATGCACCTTCACACCCTTGTTCTACTGCATAATTCAAAGCATTTACAATAGAGTTACTAGAAGGTGTCCCTAGGGAACATGATGTTCCAATAACCAACACGTCTTTGGTATCAATACCTCTCAATACCATTTCTAACCAGTTCTGGATCCAAGTTTCGAAATTGAAATCAGATACAAGTGAAGTGATCATAATACCACTACCTGGACATAACGCAGTTTTATCGGTCAATCTACCAATATCGATAGCTCCATGATCAGTAACGCCTAGATTTCCACCATGACCAAACAAAATAATAATCTTTTTATCGTTAAAGATGGTTTGAAGTTTTTCCCATTGTTGTGTACTGACTAATTCCTTTAGCTTTTTGTCGAAATTTTCGAAATTCACTACAGTGTTCATAACAAAGTCTGTGAGTAACAAGTATATTAGTGAAATATATTATATACATATAAATAAATAAATCCAATAAAACTTGTTTATTATGATAGTTATTCCAAAAGAACATTTAATTATAAAACATTATCCAATGCTTGAATCTAATGATCAATCCTTTGAAGAATTTAAGGATAATATAAAACAAACGTTAAAATATTTGTTTCCTTACATAAAACATTTTTATAATATACCAACATCTGAACATATTAACTGGAGATATCCTTTAGTAACACCATTTTTTATAAAGGATATTATTAAAGATAAACACATCTTACATATTGGAAGTAGGTATGGAGAATTAGATATAGGAATGTCTAAATATTGTAAAGAATTAACATCAGTTGAATTAATACACGTGAATCCATATTCTAATGATATAAAATGCAAACATAACTTTTATCCAAATACAGATTATATAAGTATTATAGATAAATGTATACCAGATGTATATTTGTTTTGGTGTGGATATACTATTGATATTGATATATTAAAATGTTTAACAATAAATAAAAACAGGTTCGGGGATTTTTTAATAGGTGTTCCACAAGACTTTAAGAAATTAGATTATTTTTTAAAAAATTTGAAAATCTTATATAATGAATTAAAAAATACAAAAGACATTTGTATTAATTATATTCCTATTATTTTTGATGAGAGTAAAGATTATTTTAAGAAATACTGCAATGAAGATGAATATAATAGATATAGAAATTTTAACATAGTAAATCCAACATATTTTACAAAACGCTTAAATGATATAGAATGGGACAATGCTTGTACATTTTGTGATCAATGGGGTGTTATGTTTTTAATGCATATTGTCGTATTAAATACGAATTAATATTTAAGTAGATATATTTACAAATATATCATACAAACATTAACATATGCGCATTTTAATGACAGGATATGCAGGCTTTATAGGAAGTCATCTATTAAATAGATTGATTACTGATACTGATCACACAGTATATGTATATGACACTTTTACATCAGATAATTATCCAGCGCAAATAAAAAGAGAACGTATTAACAAACTTAAGGAAGATTGGGACAAAAAGGGTATTGATTATGAAAATAGATTGTTTGATTACACTATTCCAGAGAATGTAGAATCATTAACTGAATTTCACAGGATAGATAAAATTGTTCATCTAGCATCTATTCCAGGTGTTAGAAAAAGCCTAGAGATTCCAGAATATTATGTAAATAACAATATCGGTGGCTTTATTAGAGTGTTAGAGCTGGCCAAAAAGTATAATGCCGAAGTTATTTACGCCAGTAGTAGCAGTGTATATGGAAATAATGTCAATGTCCCCTTCAAAGAATCAGACACTTCTGGTGAAATAAGGTCTAGTTATGCATGTAGCAAGAAATGTATGGAAATTTATGCTGAATATTACCAAAATGTATTTGGAATAAAGTGTATAGGTCTCCGTTTTTTTACAGTATATGGTCCTGAAGGTCGTCCTGATATGGCCCCATACATGTTCCTAAAACATATTCATGAAGGTACTGAACTCACTCAATATGGAAATGGTGAATCTTATAGAGATTATACGTATATTGATGATATTATTGACGGGATTTACAGCATTATAGAACGAGATAACAGCAAAAATCCAACTGATAAAATATACAACCTAGGGAATCGCACACCATATTCCTTAAAAGAATTTATAGAATTGTGTGAAGATGTCGTTGGTCATAAAGCCAAAAAACGTATTATTGAAAATCAGTTAGGTGATGTACCTAGAACTTTTGCAGACATTTCTAGGGCCCGACTACATTTTGGATATAATCCTAAGACTGTGTTAAAGGATGGTTTAACAAAGACCTATGAATCGTTTAAGATAAGGTGGCAGTAATTAAGTTTGAACAGTCGGAACCCAATAAGTAAATCGTCCATCTTTAGTTTTCTCGCGTTTTATGGCGTCATTTAAGGAATCCTGATTCACATTCTTATTATTATAAACAGGAGATATATACTTTCCATCTACCATATAATCACAACTACCGCCTTTTTCATATGATTCTCGAGGTATATCTATCATAGTTTTGGCGAGATTTATCTTTTGAGCTTCACTTAATTCTCCTATTGACAGGTGAGGATATATCTTACACCGATAAAGAATATCACATTTCAAATAATTGCCAATACCTGCAATGATGTTTTGATCCATTAGAAAACCTGTAACGTTTTTTCTTTTACGTTTATTCATAAATTCTAAAAGTTGTTTGACTGATGTATGGAAAATGTCAGGGGCTTTACTTGGTACAAAATCTGATTTGTGATAGTGGTTTACTTTCATTAACACAGTTTTGTCATTTATAAATATTCTTTTGATTTCGGCGTTTCCCTCAGCACCAGCTTCGGTATATTCAATGATACTGTGCATTTTACTCAATTTAAGTCCATCCAAATAGTTGTCAACTTCAATTTTACCTATATCATCAGTCAAAAACCCACCAAATATATTAATACGTGGTACATCAAAAGATATCCTACCTGCCATCATAAGATGTATATAAATTTGATGATCGTTTTCTAAATGGATATACAATTCTTTTCCATATGATTCGACACCTAATACTCTAGAATTGATTTCTACATTATTATTATATGTAAGTTCCCACGTGTAACGAAGAGGAGTGTATAATTTATGTATAGTTGCACCTTCTAGGCGTTTGTTTAGTTGGTCTGCAAGAACACGAATTTCTGGGGCTTCGGGCATAACGTAGTTTTAGTGTAACGAAGTTTAGCGAAGTTTAACATTAAAACAGTTTAAACACTAAACACTTTTAACACTATACTAAAGTTTAAAATATGCACGACACATACAAAATCGAAGGCGCTGAACACTTTGTTCATTCTGGCCAAAAGGCTGTTATGAATGACCCTAATTTTGAACCAGATTTTCAAAAACGGTTGCAAGAATTTAAAGATTTAGTTGTTAGGCTTGTCGCCGAAAATAAACCTGCGTCATTTATACATTTTGGAGATGGTGATTGGTATTTTTTAAAAGGGCAAAGTGTAGGTAGTGCCAAACCAGGTAAAAGAGCATTATCTGTGAGTTATGACAAAATAGATATTCCGCGATTTCGTGAAGGATTTTTGAAATGTGATTACTATTGCGTTGAATACATGGAACCTCAAAATCGACCTAGATTGTATGAAATATATCCACAATTAAAAGAACCTGGAAAAACTATCCCAACTGAATTCTTATATGGCCTGGTGTCCAGTAGATGGTTCTTTAGACAATTCAAAGGCAAAATCGGATTAATTGGTGCAGGTGAAAAGTTGGATTTGATTAAAGAATTGATGAAGCGTAGTGAATATAGAGATTATCTTGGTCTAGATAAATTCAATGATTACATCAAAATTCCACAAAAGTTTGCATGCGATAATGTGGATAATACAATTGAAATGGTTAAAAAACAACTATTGAGTGCAGATCCAGAAACCAAAGTATATTTATACGGAGTTGGTCACGTAAAGTCTGAACTTATACACCATTTACCAAAAATTAAGAATGCCATTTATTTGGATGTTGGCGGTGGGATTGATGGAATTGCCGGGATTTTAGATCCAGAACGCCCTTACGCATACGGTTGGACTAATTACAGATTAAAGAATTATGATTATGGTAAGATTGATCATCTAGCCTATAACACTGGAAAGGATAACAAATTAAAAGTGTTGTCTTAAAATTATTTAATAATAAAATAGTAACTATGTTACTACGTTATTAAGTTATTGTGTTACGTATGCCCTCAAGGTGTTTAATATTAGCCACATATAACGGCGATTATACACAATCTGAAAGAAATGCTAGAGTTGTTCCAGTAAATAACCTAAAAGTAGTTTTGGATCACATCGTTAGAAACACTAACGCTAACTCGTGGAATAAAATAATTGTAGCAGTTGCATGTGAAAGTAATCCCCAGAACGTTAATAAACAATATGATGAATACTTGCAATCAATAGATTATCCAAATGTTGAAGTTTTACGAAAACAAAATGATAAATGGTTATCATATAGTTCTTATTACGAGGCTTACAAAAAATATCCGGATTACGATACTTACTATTTTTTCGAAGACGATTATATGCCAACTGATAAACTAATCCAACTTGTGAATAATAAATTGGCTAAAGTGGATTACATTTTTGGATATATTAACCATAAACATCCAATAGAACATGCCAGTCATGCGTTGTGTATATCAAAAGGATCAATCTTAAAAACGGTTTTCCAAAATTATTATGTCGTGATGGCTTCATTTAACCATGCACACCAGATCGCTTTTTATATGATGTTTAAGAAATATTCGCAATTCAAATCTAGCGATTTGTCTGACACTAGATGCATTATTCCATTTTATCGTACAAAAACAAATGACATTATCCTATATTTTGGAAATTGGAATCAAGAAATAATCATTTATCCAACACAATATTTCTATTTGAACAAAAAGAGTTATCCTAACGGGCGCGCTTATGATTTTTATTAATGTTAAGAAGTGTTTAGATATTCAAAATAACGTGAATGAAGTAATCCAATAAATGTAAATCCAGCCCTATCCAAACGTATACAAAATCCAACTTCACCATAGTTAATACCATGTTCGTCATGATCGTACAGTTCTTTTATAGGTGCCAATGTAAATTCGCCGAGGTGTGCATAAATCTTATCCAGATTAGATTTTGTAGTAATATAAGGATCTTCAGTCCATATCCAGGTTCTTTTATCTGTAAGTTCAGAATTCCCACCACGAACTATGTTGCACCACTTTATTTTAGGTAAACCTGCATTTTTTCGTAATTCCATGTCTGCAGTTGTAAAATCATGATAACCAGTTCCATCTCTTTCATTTACAACATATTCATCTTTGTACGCACTATTTGGATTGTACCACGATGATCCTACAAAAATATGTCCCTTTGCCAGTTGTTCTTTTGCTTTTACAAAAGTTTGTTCTGATTTAAACATATAATCGTCCTCCCACGTTCCTAAAAGATCATATTCTATGTTTTTGGCTTTTAGATAAGTGTATACATTATACAATGCTCTTACAGTTCCACCGGTGTTAAAAGTATAATGTATGTAGACTTCTGTGTTTTTGGTTGGTATATCACACAACTTTTCATAAGGATCCTTGTTAATATTTTCAGGATTATTACACCCAATATTTAAAAATACTAGATTAGGTGCCGATTTGAGTTCATCAACTCGTTGGATGTGTTTTGAAAGATTGTCTATTCGATTACTACCAGTCCAATAACACACGCAATGTACGTAACTATATTTCATATGTTATGTGTATACTATATTATGAATATAGTAAAATTATTTTAATCGTTTAACGATGGTTACTGAAGGAAATTTATCTAGTGTAGTTACCCTGATATCTTCTCGGGATTCTATGAGATGGTCAATATAAGGCTTGATTTTTGTCTTATTATATTTTTGCATCCATCCCACATTATCACGTTCTTCTGACCCACCTTCGAAAATAATTACCCCACCCACTTTTACGAGATCTAGATAATTATCAATGGTGAATTTATACACATCGCCATCGTTCGCAATATCGACGTGCAACAAATCGATTGGACGATTGTGTGACTCCCATCCTTTAGTATCATAAAAATCTCCGCGATGAATATGTACGTTGGAGTAAGGCTCAAACTTTTTAGTCATATCATCATAATTTGCACCATTTCCATTGAAATCTTCAAAAATATCATATCCGAATATGGAAGTAGTAGGTGGACAATTTTCTGCGAAACATTGCAAAGAAAACCCGTCTAAAATTCCGAATTCTACAATGTGGTCCAGTGAAGGTAATGTGGATATAATGGTTTTGAGAACATCCGAATAATCCAATGCGGATTTGTTATAAGATGTGCGAAGAGTCTTTGAAATAGAACTTTCTCCGGTACCTCTGTTAAAATATACACACATTTCTATACCCTTTTGCCTGAATCCTAAGGATTTGTAATAAGACTCATATTCACGATTACAACACAACACTGCCTTATAACATTCTTTTACTTTTGAAATCTCTAATGCAAAATTGACTAATAATTTTCCTAAACCTTTTCCACGATGCTCAGAGTGCACCACAACATCTTCTATATGTGCAACTTTACCATAATTGTTATGACATTTTAATTCTATAACCATTTTTAAAGATGCAACAATCCTATTATCAAGCTCAATCACATATACAAAATTACCATACAATCCATTATCTCCACTATCGTTACACGCAGCCGCATAAAACTGTGCGAACTTTTTCTTAGGATCTTTAGGGTCTTCTATATTTTTAGTAAATCCTTGATCCAATAGGTCTTTGAAACCCTTGTGGAAATCTTGTAGTTGTAATTGGCGAATATTATGAACTGGTGGCATACGAACGAAGTGAAGCGAGTCAGTAATAAGTATATAAAGTATATAATTACAAGTAAATTTTCTAGGAAATTTAATGTTTACTCTTCCAACCAAATACCCTTATGTTTAATAGTCCATTCTATGGTATGTTTCAGACTTTCCTCAAATGATACAGGTAATACCCATCCCATTTCAGCCATTTTAGAACCATCCAAGCCATATCGCAGATCATGTCCAGGACGAGAACTATGGAAATCGACCATCTCATATTTAAGCTCTTGGCCCATAACATCAGCAATAAATTGAGCCATTTCTAGATTAGACACCTCACGTTCTCCAGTAATGTTATAGGATTCGCCGATCTTACCATTCTCAATCAAAAACAATACTGCTGCCGCGATATTCCTGGCATGAATATAAAAACGTGTTCCGGAAGTCTTTTTGTCCGGATATGAATGGATTTTGACAGTTTCACCATTCAATATCATTTTAACGACCTTGGGGATAAACTTTTCAACATGCTGACGTTCTCCAAACGCATTCATACAATTAATCTTTATCAATGGGATTTTATAGGTGTTGTTATAGGACATGCAGATCTGTTCAGCTGATGATTTAGATGCAGAATATGGATTGGTGGGATTATGACGTTCATCCTCGGTAAATAGTTTGTCACCCAAGGCAGGTCCGAATACTTCATCAGTACTGAAATAGAAGAACATCCGAAGGTTGTCTAACTTTCTGGCAAATTCCAAGAGATGTACAGTAGACATCACATTATTCCGGATAAATTCCACTGGTTCGGCAATACTGTTATCTACATGTGTTTCTGCGGCAGTGTGTATAATATAATCTATATCTGTTCCGATTTCATATAAAACACCTTCCGAAAATGGATGTGATAGGTCTACAGTAAGGACCTTTACTCTTGAATGAGATAATCCGCCAAAACTGCGTAACCGTTCAAAGCCTTTACTAGCATAATTTAAACGGTCTAATACAACAAGTTCCCAATCAGTTTTACGTAGCAGATGTTCGACTAGATGATGGCCTATAAATCCGCAACCACCTGTAATAATAGCTTTGGTCATACGATATTTAGTGAGTGTGTAGTTATAATACACGTATATTATAAAATCACCAAAAATACTTAGAGTGTGCTCAAGTCCAAATCCTCCCATTTATCCAAAAGAATTAATCGGTTATCGAGGTGTTTGTTAAAATATTCTGTCATGTAATTCCGTAAAACGATAGGAGTCACTCCCAAGTAAAGACATTCCCATAGTCTATGAGTATCAATACCACCACCCTCAGGGCATATAGCATATTTATAACTAGCCAGTGTTTCTAGGTATTGTGGATAAGGTACAGCCGGTTGGTTCTTGATACCTTTTTTAGTCATTACGGCATCGCATTGAATTCTAGGCGCACATGCGTTGTGGATTTTACAATTGTAATACACTGTGGACCTTTTAGGAATTTCTCCGTTTTTAATCCTTTTAATCGCTGCTAGTAGGACCTTTAAATTACCATGAGGCCACATACTATTTGCAATACCTATAGGTATTGGTTCGAATTTTGGATGGTCGATGGTACAGTTCTGAGCAAACACTCTTAATAAATTTGGAATCTCGACCAAATATGCATATTTTGACCATATAACATTCCCATCGGAATTATGCAAAACCAAATAAAATTCTTTAGCGATTCTCAAGAAAACTTCTTTGGATGGTACGCGATCCGATTTGCAATAGATAAACACGGGTGCTGTACTTGTTTTTGTAGTCAATTCTATTGGTAAAGTGTTTGGCGTGATGCCCTTTTTGTCTATTTCCGAATGCATATTTGGATTTACTCGCAAGTGATCTAGGGAATCTGCTAGAAAATAATCGCACCGACGTTGCAGAGCCTCGCCAGTAATGATCTGATCCGGATCAGTGACGTCAGAATTGATTAAATGGAATTGTGTTTTGATTATTACCATACGATAGTATCGTGTTGCATTAAGTATACCAATATTCGTAAATATATTTAGGAGTTTATACTTAATATAGTCTACGCTATATTACAGTACGTACTATACCATGACTACCATAACCCTAGACGACAAGACTCTATGTGATTTGGAATGTATCCTAGGAGGATATTTCGCGCCTCTGGATACTTTTATGAATTCCAAGGATTATGAAAAGGTGTGTGATGATCTACACCTAGAAGATGGCCGATTTTTTCCGTTGCCAGTGACCCTGGCCGCGACCGGTGCCGAGGTCAAAGTGGGAGAGGCGGTAATTCTCAAGGATCAGACCGGATATTCTTTGGCTAGCATGGAGGTGTCCGAAGTATTTGTGGTTGATGTTGCTAGTGAATGTCAACGTGCCTATGGCACCACTGATCCCAATCATCCATATGTCGCTTATCGATATTCGCTGGCAGACCACAACGGTGAGATCACATGCATTAGCGGTAAACTGACCCAACTCAACCCAGTTCGCCATTATGATTTCACTGATATCCGGCTAACTCCTAACCAAACAAAGGAACTTTTCAAGGAACGTGGATGGGATACTGTCGTCGGGTTTCAAACCCGTAACCCAATGCACCGTGCTCATTATGAATTGACCAAGTATGCCTTGTCCAAAGCCGGTGAAAACGCCAAGCTATTCCTTAATCCAGTCGTTGGAGAAACCCAAACAGTAGACATCGATTATCATACCCGAGTACATGTATACAAACGGTTGATGCCTAGATATGAAGCTGGAACATCAGAATTGGGGCTGTTACCTTTGGCTATGCGTATGGCCGGTCCTAGGGAAGCATGTTTGCATGCCCTGATCCGCAAGAATTACGGCTGTACTCACTTTGTAGTTGGCCGGGATCATGCCGGACCTTCTTCTAAAACCTATTCTGGCAAATCTTTCTATGGTCCATACGATGCCCAAACCCTTCTAGAAAAGCACGCTGGCGAAATCGGGATTACTCCTATTACTAGCAAGATGATCGTATACAATGCCACTACCCACGTATACCAACCGATCGATGAAGTACCAGACGGAGATGAAGTCAAGTCTCTGTCCGGAACTCAGGTAAGAGAAATGTTGCGAAGTGGGCAACCTATTCCTGAATGGTTTAGCTATCCCGAAGTAGTAGATATCCTAAGAAAATCACAGCGCACCCAAGGAGTGTGCTATTATTTCGTAGGATTGTCCGGGAGTGGCAAGACTACTTATGCCAATATGTTAAAGACGTTGATGCTAGAACAAGATCCTGGTAGAGAAATCACTATTTTGGATGGTGATGTCGTCCGGCAAAATCTAAGCAAAGGTCTTGGATTTACTAAAGAAGATCGGTCAACAAATGTCCGACGTATTGGATACGTGGCTTCTGAAATAGTTCGACATGGTGGAACTGTAATATGTGCCAATATCGCTCCTTATGATGAAGATCGCTTGGCCAATCGCCAGCTCATCGAATCATTTGGCGGGCGATATGTGGAAATTTTCGTAGATACACCTCTAGAGGTTTGTGAGAAACGTGATGTAAAGGGTTTGTATAAATTGGCCCGGGAAGGTAAGATCAAACAATTCACTGGAATTTCCGATCCATTTGAGACTCCTAGCAAGGCTGATCACGTTATGTATTTCGGCGCAAACGGCGAAGACGGTAAAGATTTTCTAGTCAATATATTTAGTACATAAACCATTAATTATGTATTATATTGGATAATATTTCCATATCTTTTTTAGAAAATCCATTATCTCTTGCAACATTAATTCCAATAGCTCTATTTATATTTATATCTTCTTTGTCATTTATCAAATATCTTGTACCTCGTTCAATTCCCATTACTAACTGATGATATTGTATATTATATATATTTAATTCACATATAGTATGACTTCTCAAGTTTTCTGGTCTGGCAGTAGTTAAAACTATACAATGACCATTGTTATACAATTTTGCTAACATATCCACAACATTTGGTACGGGCATTGGTATGGATGTTTTATATGTCTCAAATTTACGATATTTAAAAATAGTCCCATCAATATCACAAAATATTGTTGATTTTTTTTGATTCATACCGTAATAATTTATGAAAGTATATTAGATAAAGTTATCTAATATTATAATATTATTATTGTAACGATATAAATATTATAAAGTAACACTATTTTTGATAATTAAAAAGAACAAAATCCTTTTCATATATTTCTTGAATCATTCTAGACAAATGAGGATAAGTTGTTGGAATATTATATGATTGTTTTATTCTAACGTTTTTTATGATGTTAGTTTGGAAAAAATCATAGACTTTTACATTATCTTTGTAATTGTTATTTAAAAATGCATTTAAATCTTTATCAAGGGATTCATATTTCAAAATATTTTCTTTTTCTAGGGCAAGCTCATTATTGTGATTAATAAAATATACAAATTGTGGAGCTACATGTACTGAAAAATCAATAGAAGAAGAACCTACAATATCCAAATGACTATTCTCGCAATTTTGCCATGGCAACTTATTTTGTTTAAACAATTCATATAAATTTTTAATAAATGATTCAAATGAATTTGGTTTATTTAATTTTTTATATGTTATTTGGTTAAATCCAGACCAATTATTTCTTACATACATTGAATATGCTGAATATATCCGATCATATGGATTTCTAACTACTCCAAAATATATAAATTCATTAAAATTTTCAGGTATTTGTGTATTTAATATATACTGATTTATTGTATAATGACTACCCATGTTTCTATGTTCATTGTATTGTTCAGCTAATTTTTTCAAATTTTGTTCAATAAATGAACCACCTGTTTTGGGAACATGTATAAACACAAGTTTTATATGTGAAATATATTGATTTGGTGGCATATCAAGTTTATATTATATTATATGATAATATTTTTAATATAATTCCGAAAACACTATTTAAAGTCCTTTAGCCTTAAGAATGTAAACAAAATTCTATACACACTGTTCCATCGACTAGATATGTATAGTATATAATTCTATTTATTTTATTATATTTGCAATAACTTTTAATACTTTTATACAACTGGTTAGTTGTGAATTTCTCACACCACGGAACAAATAAATTATTACTACGTGGAATTAAAAATGGATTCCTGGTAGCGTAAAAATATAGACAAAATCTGTCCAAATAAGTGATATAATCATTATTATTACCCCTTTCACAAATTATTTCTTTACTATTCTTTAATCTATTTAATATAGCTGTTGAATTCGTGTTCATATTGTGTAAGTAAATATACTTATATTATAAGTATAAGTAAAAAGTATATTTAAGAAAGAAATCCGTTGAGAACTGCATTGGGTTGATCAGAATAGATTTGGTATCTTTCAGTTTCGCCAATGTCAAACATTTGAAATGTATATGTCCGCCCATTTGTTCCAGGAGTATTCCATTTCTCAGCCTGTAATATCAAGGAAAACTTGTGAGCATTGTTGCTAAAAGTTGCAAATCCAAATGCTTTCCCGGGCTTATGACTGGTTCTCCATAAATAATATCCGTCTTTAACTCCCATTCCTTCGATATATGCCGCCATATAATAATACCAACCGTCTTCCGATGCCATATTAGAAAATGTTATTGTAGCGTTTTTCATGCCCTTATATTCACTCATTGGTGGCGATTCTGAAAATTTCCATGTAACCCACTTGTCCTCTGATTCGAAAATATCCGGAAAGTACATACCGTCAGGTGGTTTTAGGTTTAGTTTTAGGTATACGTATATATACACTATATATATACGTACTAACGAGTAATTATTACTAGATTTTGATCGGCTTTTTAAAAGTCGAAAGTATTTACCAAGGGGTGGCAGATCCCATCATTCCGCCCATTAATCCACCACTAACTCCACCCATCATCGCACCCATTGCAGCACCATCTGCACTTCCCAATGCAGCACCTATCATCATACCTGTAAACATATCTCCACCACCTCCTCGACGTCCGCCTCCGCCATAACTGTGTTGTATTCTTCTACGACGTTCAAGATTACGTTCACGTTGGAGCTGGAGTTCACGTTCACGTTCACGCTTACGTTCTAATTCCTGTTGGCGCTCACGCTCACGCTCACGTTCCCGTTGGAATTCGCGTTCACGTTCCAGTCTAGCCTTTTCCATTCTAAGTTGAACTTCATCCCTTCGGCGACGTTCTTTAAGACATTCATTTTCTGTTTGTTCGTAATTTTCCATGATTTTCAATGGTTTCCTAACGCCATACGCTTCTAAAAATCCGGTGATAAATTTGCCATCTTCTCCAAAGGTACCTTCAAACGTTTCATTACTTTGAGAGTTGTGTCTAAATCCTTGTACTAGTATACCCTTTTCGTTAAAATTTCCATTTTCGATAACTGATGGTGTCGTTTTCTTACCTGATTTTAATACTTCTGTGTCTGGATAAAATTCTCCGTCACAAGTCATACCGTTGGTGTTCTCGATAGAACCTTTTAATAATTTCATATTTCCATCGAATGTACCCTTTTTAGTGGTTGTAGGTTGATTAGTTTTAAGATCCGAAGTATATAATGTGCCAGTACGGCGATTTCCTCGCAAAACGTGATTATGGGTTTCAAAAATAACATACGGTTCGAGTTCATAATAATAAATAAAATTGAAATCATCTGGTTGAGTATTGTCATAAAGCCATTGTGTACCCTTTGCTTTATATGGAACTATTTCCGTTTTTAAACTTTCAGGGTAATCTACAATTTTGGCTTCTTTCACATATATCATTTTACCTGAATTTTTAGAACTATCACACAATCTCATAGACCCTTTCATAGTAATTCCAGTGGACATATCCTTGAAAGTCGAATGTTTGTTATTGTGATTATCATATATCGATGCTACGAACGAGTCTTTAGACGCGTGGTAAACATCTATTTTGGTCTGGTTGTTTTGCGTCGGATTTCCATAAACATATTTATATCTCCTGGATTCTCTTGAAATCAATTTACCATTCTTATACACTTCTTTGATTCCAGAGTCTGTTAGGGTCCCGTCCAAATATTTGATCTGACTAGAATCCAATCCAAACAAAAATGTACCTTTGAATTGTTTCCATTGATTATATCTACAATCCCCAACTATTCTGTATTCAATGGTGTTGTTATACAACATTCTATCGCTATATACCCTAGAAATTTCTCCAGAAAGTCGAATATTCTTCTTAGCAATATTAAAAGTACCTTCAGAAAAGTTATTTTCTACGATATCTCCGTCATATTCAATAAATTGGTTGGATTTTGAACATTCAAACTGTAGATTTTCGACTCTCGAAATTTCTCCGTTTGTTACTGTACACTTTAACACCGAATCTGGGAGTGTAGCCAATCTTGTCAGCCATTCTACTTCTATTGGTCCAGTGTGCCGAGTTTTACGCCTGAAAAATCCCTTTTTAGTATAAAAAATATGCTTTAAAAATTCTAATACTGTTTCCGAGGTTCTGTATACACCGACTTTTGAATATGCTCTACGTTTTTTTGTTTTAACTCTATTCCACACTCTAGGAGGATCTTGAAACGTTTTGTGCATAATTAGTACTGTGTTATTTGGATAATTTACTTTAGAAAGTCTAAAGTATAATTAACTTAATCTCTCATCAAAGAATATATAGACTGCTTGACTGATTGTTGCACACTTGATTTATGGACTGATTGAGTGTCGGTGTATTGTTGATCTATACCATTAGTATTTCTCAATCTATTCATTAATCGTTGAACATTGATAAATATATATTCAAATTCATTCCTATTAGTATAAAAATAACGTAAATGCCTTAATTCACAAATTTCCGGAGGAAGTGTTTGCAAGTTATTATAATACACATTTAAAATCGTTAAATTTTTCAAAGCGCCAATTTCCGGAGGAAGTGTTTGCAGGTTATTGCTGGACACATGTAAATACGTTAAACTTTTCAAAGCTCCAATTTCCGGAGTAAGTGTTTGCAAGTTATTATAAGACACATGTAAATACGTTACATCACTAAATTCAACATCATTAATAAATTCTAAAAATGAATCATAAGTTGTTGTAATTTCTCTGTCATCATTTAATTTATAAATAATTCTCATATTAAGCCGAATTGGAGTATATATTTACTTTAGAAAGTCTAAAGTATAATTAACTTATTTATATCATATTATTTAATCTCTCAACAAAGAATATATAGACTGCTTGACTGATTGTTGCACACTAAATTTATGGACAGATTGAGTGTCAGTGTATTGTTGATCTATACCATTAGTATTTCTCAATCTATTCATAAATCGTTGAACATTGATAGGTATATATTCAAATTCATTACCACCAATATCAAAATAACGTAAATGCCTTAATTCACAAATTTCAGGAGGAAGTGTTTTCAAGTTATTGTTATACACCTCTAAATGCGTTAAACGAGTCAAAGCACCAATTTCCGGAGGAAGTGTTTGTAAGTTATTGTTAGACACATCCAAAAGCGTTAAACTTTTCAAAGTACCAATTTCCGGAGGAAGTGTTTTCAAGTTATTGTCATACACGAACAAATGCGTTAAATTAGTCAAAGCGCCAATTTCCGGAGGAAGTGTTTGCAAGTTACTACTAGACACATCCAAATGCGTTAAATTTTTCAAAGCGCCAATTTCCGGAGGAAGTGTTTGCAGGTTATTGCTGGGCACATGTAAATACGTTAAACTTTTCAAAGCTCCAATTTCCGGAGTAAGTGTTTGCAAGTTATTGTTATACACATACAATTCCGTTAAATTAGTCAAAGCGCCAATTTCAGGAGGAAGTGTTTGCAGGTTATTATAATCCACATACAAATGCGTTAAACTTTTCAAAGCGCCAATTTCCGGAGGAAGTGTTTGCAAGTTATTATTACTAACATTTAATTCTGTTACATCACTAAATTCAACAACATTAATAAATTCTAAAAATGAATCATAAATTGTTGTAATTTCTCTGTCATCATTTAATTTATAAATAATTCTCATATTAAGCCGACTTGTAGTATATATTTACTTTAGAAAATCTAAAGTATAATTAACTTATTTTCGGCCTTTAGCCTTAGCGGCTTTGGTGGCTTTAGCCCTAGCGGCGTTCTTTTTATCTTTGACACCCTTTTTGATTTTGGACAAAATTGGTTCGAATTCAGTGGTGGTTTGGGATACGTGTTTGCCGAATACACGGTGTTGAGGAGTATAGCACCTGCCATGAGGAACTTGGCCATCGTAAACAGGTGTTTCACGCACCGCACACAAGGCCTGATTATAGATAATATCTACAATTTTTTCGGCCTTGGCCCATCCACGACCTTCATCGGTAAAATCTATTTCAGAGTTGAGATGTTTATAGGTCTTTTTAAAGGTGTTGATATAATGATTCACCGAATGATCCGGATTATCGTAGATGTATTTGGCCAAGGAAAACAAAAAGGTGGCGTAGGATTCATCCTCATCTGCACTGGCATCTCCGACACGATCCTCCAACAAACTTAGGAAAAACGGTTTCATATACATATCCTCGTAAGGACCTGCATGACCAACCGGCTCGACTACATTCTTACCACTTTTGCGAGTAGTCTGGGCATATCCTAGATTGGTTTTGACTACATCATCGAATGTGGCTTCGGGGTTTTTGATTTTAGCCGCTTTGGTAGAACCACCTTTGATGGCCCTTTGGCGCAAAATTTCCATCAAATTCTTGAAAACACCTTTGTATTGGGTCTGATCCGATTCAAATTCCAACCAATATACCATACGTTTGAATCCTTTGGTTTTGGATGCTGCATTACCTGTGTTGTTATCTACTAGGCCTTGCAATATCTTGGCCGTTTGGCCGAATTTCGGATATTTCGACAATTCTTTGACGAATTTATGGAAATTTAAGTAATTGTCCAAGTTGTTCTCTTTCAACAACATCTTGAAACTATAATTGGCATACTGCTTTTGACGAATTGCCGGAGAATCCGATACGAATCCATCGGATTCGTCTTCTTCGGAGTCGTCCGAATCTTCGTCCGAGTCTTCGTCCGAGTCTTCGTCCGAGTCCGACTCGTCATCATCCTCGGGGATTTGGTAACCATAATTACTCTTAATAGCACCAATCATTTTAACAACACCAGCTTCATCATAATTTTCCAAAAGTTCTTTGAATGCTTCGGGATCGCTATGAATATATTCTAGAACATCTGTAGGAAGATGATCCAATTTGCACTTTAGTTTACACTTCATAATTTAAGACTATAAATGCACTATACTATAACACTGGTATATATTAAAATATCATGAAAAATGTGGCACAAATGTGTAAAAAATACCTTTTAAACTAAAGTTTAGTAACGTAGTAACCTAGTAACGTAAGTAACGTAAGTAACGTAGTAACGTAGATATGAACATCGATTTATTAGAAAAGTTATATGAATCCGGGATTATTATTCAACGTGAACCAGGGGATGAAATTACTTTGAAATCTGGTGAAAAGTCTAGGATATATTTCGATCTAAGATCTTTGATTGCGCATCCTAGATTATTATCCGATGTGGTGGATGAAATGATGGTGGTAGTCGTGTCTAATTCTTTTGGTTTGGGCACACAATTTTTAGGAGTACCTACTACAGGTGTGCCAATGGCTACCCTAATGGCCGATCGAACTAGTGATTGGAATAATTCGCAGCTTTTGGCGCGAACTACCGCCAAAGAGTACGGAACTAAACGCCAGATTGAAGGTCTCACTGACGAAATTTCCAAGAATCTCAATACAATAATCGTGGATGACGTATTCACATCCGGTAAATCCATCAATGAAATCCGCGAAATTTACAAATCAGTCACAAACATAGATTTAGATATCGAGTCGCGAGCGGTAGTATTCATCGATAGATGTATGGATCCCGGAGTCAAACGACCAATGAGCTGTTTTAACATGGACCATATTCATCGGTTTTTACAATCCAAACAAATTTATCAATCCCTACCTCTAACCAAGTTAAATTATTATAAACGGATCAAAAAGACTCGGCTCATTTTTTCGGCAGATTGTCGGATGCAACAACTAATTTCCGTCATTTCATCTATCGGTCATCTTCTAGTTGGAATCAAATTACATTCGGATGCCTACGAATATGATATGGAAAAGATCCATGACCTAGCCAAAAAGGTAGGATTTGTCATTATCGAAGATCGCAAATTTTGCGACATCGGCTCGACTGTCAAAGCACAATTTCAAAAGATTCTAGATGTATACAAACCAGACTTTATAACAGTTCATTCGTTGATGGGTAAAGGAACTCTAGACGGACTTTCCGAGCTAAATTTCCAAAAATCCGTCGGGTTTCTACTAGTGTCCGATGTATCTTCTAGTGGGTCATTGATTGACGAGGCCTATACCTCTAAAACCATCGAATTGGCTAAACAAGATCCTGAGGTGGTTGGCGTTATTTCGCAAAATTCAGACGCTTTCAGAGACAGTCAACACAAAAAGATTGTTATGACACCTGGTGTGGACATCACTAAAAAGACCGACGGATTAAACCAAACTTACCGCCATCCAGACAATATCAAATCTGATTATGTCATCAGTGGGCGAGGTATTTTAGATCTAGTTTCTAGGTACAAAATAGATGGTGATCGCAAAACATTTATGGATAATGTTTATAAATACGCTAGGTACTAGGCCGTACCAGGTTGAACAAATTGAGTGATTCTTTCATATATCAAACGTTGTTGTTCAGTGATGATGAGGTGAGCATAGGTCTTATTAGGGTCAATTGGTGATTCGTCCATACGAGAGTAGCGAGTGCAATACGAGCGCAGCGAGTGAGTGAGTGGTAGTATCTTATAAATATTTATACGTATAAGTATTTATATACTCACTATATTAGCTCGTTACTCACTCTCTTCGCTCGTATCTCACTCGCTACACCACTCGCTACGCACTCGCTTCGCTCGTATGGACTATAATAACGTTAAAAAAGCAGGTATAATACACAAAATAGTGTGTCATGAAGTCAAACCCAGGATAAAGCACAACGCTACTTATTTATCAATTGCAGAATTTGTGGAAAATCGTGTCAAAGAATTATTAAACGATCCATCTGGATCATCAGGTATGGCATTTCCATGTGGAATTTCAGTCAATGATTGTGTAGCTCACGACACACCTTCCAAAAATGATCCAAGAGTATTTGTTAATGGGGACGTGGTTAAAATAGATTTCGGCGTTCATGTAAAAGGTTCCATAGTAGATGCGGCATTTACTTCAATAGTAGGTGATCCGTTATCAATAGAAGACTCTAACGCGGTCAACGCATCTAAAGCGGCCCTTAAGATGGCCATATCCAAAGCCAAACCAGGATGCCATCTTTTAGAATTAGGCAAAAGTATTCAAATTTTCGTAGAAAATTTTGTAGAAAATTACGCCGAAAACGATAACGGGGTAAAACCGCCACCGAAGCCACCAAAGCCACCAAAGGTGGTGTGGGATATTTGCGGACATCAAATCGGATTATGGCGGGTTCATTTACCCGGTGGCAAGGCAGTACCTAATGTAGGTAATGTCTGGAATCCCGACCCATCGCATCCAAGTAATGCCAAAGGGTATGATTATAAAATGGAAGCCGGGGAGTATTATGCTATTGAGGTATATACTTCTACTGGTGCTGGCCGAGCTTTGCCCAAAGATGGATATACGTATAAAGACGTCAGTCATTTCGAATTTTACCAAGATCCTAGACATGGCCCTCTAAAGCAATACAAAACCTTACCTTTTTGTAGACGGTGGTTGGATTCAAACCAATCCATCAAATTGCGCAAGGCTATATCCACTAAAAAGGTCGAGATGTCACCTGAATTGTATGACTCGCCTGGATCTCGTGTAGCTCAATTTGAACATACTATCTATATAACTGCAGATGGTTGCCAAGTAATGGCCTAAACTATCTCAAAACTATCTTCTGATGTCGGCGATTTGATTAACAACGGTTGTCGAGTATCTTCTGCATCTACAGGCAATCTTACCGTTACCGGTGGTGGTTGATATGTGGATTCCCTTCGGTCATCTTCGGCCGGATCATATACATCTACAGAAATACAACACCATTTCAACAAATATAATAAGCAGTCTTTACAATTCATAATTATACTACTAGTTAGTCGTATTTTACTTTAGTAAAGTAAAATATTTAGGTGTTTTTTACTATACTTCTTATACTTCTCTACTATCTAATTTGAAACATCCTAGAGAATATTCTAGAATCTTATCAAGTGATATTTATAAACTGTAATCTAAATGGTTTATTGGTTTAGTTCTCGTTTGGAAAGTTCTAATGCATACCTTGTATTAAAATATCGATTGTTCCACTCTCGTGAAAATAGTAGAATATTAGTAAGATATGGATCCCATATATTAGATTTTAAATATCTCCACATACATTCACCATTTTTAGTTACGATTAATTGATTGCGATACCATGGTTCAAATGTCACATCATAATAATTTGTTCCAGAAGGATCTTCAAACACCCATCTAACTGTAGAAAATCGTGACATATCAGGGACAACCTTGACTTTACAAGCTATACAATCCATACACAATATTGTAAGTTTGTCACGTCTAATATTTTCTGGTTGTTTAAATAGTTCTTTTGTGGATGTTACTTTCATATTAATTATAATATATGGAAGTTATATGGGAGTGATTGATGCAAAATATTTAGGTGTTTTTTACTATACTTACTCACCACGTTCGTTACTCACACTCTCGCTTCGCGTACTCACTAACTCCTTACAGTCGTTACGCGTACTCACTTCGTTACTCGCTACGTTACTCGCTGCGCTCGTATGGCATCAATAACACTTTTTATGCACGTTTCTTTAGACGTAGAAAAAGACAACCCCTTGTATAATAAAGGGAATTTGGCCAAGAATTCTAAGAGATTGGCTCAGTATATCCAGGGAATTGATGCTATCAGGCAGTATGATGATCAATTTAGGGCGAATAACGTCAAGATATATCTTGTGGATAATACAATACCATCAGATAAACCATTTCCACAACAACTATTAAAACATATCCCGGAATGGTGGACGGTTTTACACTCTGATAACAATCAAAACGGTAAATATAACAAAGGGGCCGGATTGATCGACAATTGGAGGAAATATAGCGATGTTCTTAAAAATAGTGAGTGGATCATTCATTATGAACCTAGGTTGTTGTTGAAAGATTTTAGTATGTTTGAAAGCATATTAAAAAATCCGAGGTGTCTGTTTACAAAAGGTCCCAATCATAGACCACCAACATCATACGATTTTAATACAGGGTTGATGTGTATATCATCCAAGGTATTACTTGAATTTATCGAAGAATATCCTGTATTAAAACCAGGCATATCGTTTGAACATACTCTATCTAGATGGTTGTGCAGTGTCAAAAACATCCAAGTTGATTTTTATCCTAAAATGGGTGTTATTTGGTTTGGTGCTAACGGTCACGGCGTTGAAGTTTAGTTTTTAGATAACACGGTTTTGTGTTCCAAATATTTGGCTTTATCTTCCAAATATTTTACCTTTTCCTTTAATTCTGCATTTTCCTTTAAGAGATGCTGCAAAATTTCAACTACAGTCTTATCCAAAGTCTCGTGATCTTCGGTTTCTTTTTGACGCAATAATTCTAGAGGGTTCATACGTAGTGTTTCTTATAATTTCGTGAGGTTAGTGTGGGTGTGTAACTTAGTATATACTCGAATAAAATTAACTCAAAAAATAGTTCAAAACCTTTTCATTGATACCTCTAAAATTTCTCATAGGTCTTGGCATATGGAAATCTACAAAATGTTTTACCTGGCCAGTATTTACCAATTTATTAATCCGATCAACACCCATAGAACGATCCAATCTATTAAATCGCAGCACACCATCAGTTAATTTAATAAAATTATCTTTTGGCACATTTTTATGAACGAGTTGAAACAGTTTTTGTTGGTCTGTTGTCCAAGCCCCACCGGTTTCTTTATACCACGTCTTTATAATGGTTTCAATCTTTTTAATACCTTCCAGTTTAAGTATCCCGAAAATTTTTCGATATACCTTGGATGTGGCCATGCAATAACATATGGCAATTTGACGATTCGACATGCACATATTTCCACGGAAATACACGAATTGGTTATCGTTGTATTTAACCGCTGATTGTGTAAAATACTCTGAACTCAATGGAATCATATCTATATCTGACATCATAATCCCTCGATTTGGATGGTGGTTTTGTAGACACGGGTATAACATCCGGATACATTGCGCATAAAATGCATTTTTGATCCCTTCGATGGGTTTAATTAATATAATATCATCTGGATGTTCCAAATAATCTGGAATATGATCTGCAATTAACAACAATTTAACTTTGACTTTTATTATTTGTGTCCATGCAGTATGTACCAATGGCCAAAAATCCAAATAAAATGGATTAAGATCCGAAGATACGTACACGGTATCTAATATCATATCGACCAGATAGTATAATATACGTAAATATATTTAAATAATTATAACTACAATATATACTTACACAATATACAAACGGTATTAATCATCTACAATCGTTACACACTCCCTTCGCACTCACTCCCTTCGGTCGTTCGTATGCACCTCAAAAACAAATATTTTATTCATATCCCCAGAACAGGAGGCACATATGTCGAAGATTCGGCGGCATCTGAAATGAAGATTTCAATGAAATGGCCGACGCCTGACACTGATCTACTTTTCGGACTTTATCAAGAATCCCCTACACAATTCTATACTCTGCAACATCTAACATATACTGAATCTATAGATAAGTTTGGTGTAGACGAGTCTCAAGAATCATTTGCGATTGTTAGAAATCCATATGACCGGTTTATTTCATTATATTCTTTTTGGGGTGGTGATCGTAAATTCGGGTCAATGGAAAATTTTCTGACGCTAGTGGAACAAATGAATATCAATGATTACGATCATACCGGTATTAACATTCCAGAAGGACAAAAATATAATTATCAGACAATGACTCACAAAGAATGTGTTTACCATTTCATTCCACAATACAAGTATTTGTGTAGAGACAATTCCAATAAACCCGCCGATAATATCCGTATATTTAAATTCGGTGAGATGGAATCTCTAAACCCATATCTTGGTGTAAAGTCTATCAGTTTCCGTAAACCCAATCGTGATGTTTCCAAACTTAAACCTGATCAACAAATGCGGGTTTATATGCTATATAAAAAGGATTTCGAGATTTTCGGCTATGAAATCCCTTTTAAACCTGATTCTGAATTTTAACTACTTTTTTAGAAAAAAGTAGCATTTTATAAGAGTAACCGAGTCAAATCTGGATTACCCAGAACCTTTTTAGTAGTCATAGGCATTGAATCAAATATATACAAATAAACCCCTTTGGTGTATTTTTTATCAGCTACATTTACATACATACCTGTACTAGGGGCATATTTATAACCATTTTCTCTAACTGTATTTGAAACATAAAACCCTTGTATTAACAATTTACCTTTAATGTATAAATTACAATCGCAGAAGTGTAATAGCCACATTGGAATGCATACATCAACCCATTCTCCAGTAGGAATCTCAAAAGGTAATGGATAAAAATTAACCTCCATAATATTTTTTAACATTTCGCCTTCAATTTTGATTTTGGTAACCACATCGAATACTTTAGGAATAAACACTTTATTTGAAGGAGTTGATTCACTTACACTTATTTTAGGTTTAGATTTAGCAAAATATTTACATGAAAGCAAATCCGATAATATTCTTACACCTTTACTCTGATCACCTTTCCATTTAGGTTGGAAATCAGTATATGACATATAAAACGGTATCTGATCACACCTACTCTTGGGAAAAAAAGGTGATGGTGTATTCTTGTAAGGTTGTAATTCTCTTTTAGGTATATTTATAGGATATTTATCACTTATTGATATACATCCATCAAATGTACGAATTTCATCTATCGATGTGATGAAATCGCAAATAAACATTTTGTCCTCGATATACTGTTTTGCCATATATTCAGCTATTTTTTGTGAAGAGTGTTTCATATATAAATATCCTGAACATCCTTCGCTAATATCACACAACACACCTTCCATAGTCATAAAATATTGCCTAATGTTATACTCCATTGTTTTGAAACCTTTTAGGGTAATTGACGGAATTGTTTCTTCACTACTATTTTGACCGTTAGTTTTAACATAAATGATATTATTTGCTACTAGACCCAATGGAATGCATACCTTTATTTCAATATCAGGACCAGCATTCCATTCTATTTCTCCAAAGTCATGTATACCTATCGATACAGGTCTACATCCATTAAATGTCATTTCTGTGATCAAATCCATCTCACATTCTTCAGATGTCAAATCAAAAACGTTGCTGTGGTCTTTTTGCACTTTTGCGTAATCACATTTCAACCAGTCCTCTTTAGTTAATGTTGTTTCAACCTCTACCAACATTTCTTTGGCACCATATATAGAATAGTCTTGCTTGAACGTTTGGTATGATAAAAGTTGATGCATACGATACGAGCTTGCGAGTGAGTTAGTGTGAGTGGGTAACGAACGTAGTGAGTCAGTGCGAGTCTTAAAGTATACAGTTAAATATACTTTCATTTAAGTATATATCCTATATCAAAACTACGTAATAGTATCATACTATGAATATGTATCACAATAATCTACAAATTGAAAAAGATGTTGTTAAAATTATATCTCAAATTCGTACAGTCATCCATAACTATGATGGTTTTAAAATCTCTAGTCGATATACTGATAATCCTAAGATGATGTTAGATTATCATTTCTATCTATATTCTGAGAAAAACACTGGTATAACACTTTATCACAATACTAGTATTATATTGTCATCTTCACTTATGATTGAAAATATTCTAGAAAATGTTATCAAAATTCTCAAACATTTAAAAAAATATAAAGGATATAAAAATGCATATGTTTCACAATCAGGGGTCACTTCATTACAAGTTCACTTTATTTAATCGTTCATTTTCAGAATATATAAACATATATGGAAACAATTCTTCAAATATTTTGCGGGATCGCGAGTGTTCATCTAAACGCTCTTCGTAGTTGTTGAAATTTTTAGGATCTGCATTTAAAATATCTTCTAATTCATTGATTTTATTATTCATTTCGTCTAATAAACCAACTAATTCTTTACACCGAACCAAGGACTTGTATATTTGTATTATAGCATCTAGTCTAGATATTTGATTTTCAATAATTCTATTAATGTTGTTATTCATACGAGCGTAGCGAATGACGATATCAACGAGTAACGAGCGTAGCGAGTACCGAAGGAAGTAACGATCGTAGTGAGTAATACTTTTCTAAAAGTATTATAATAAACGATCGATAATTACGAATTCCTACTTTTTTCTAAAAGTAGTTTTGACCTACTTTTTCTAAAAGTAGCTAGTGATGAAACAATCTAGTACCAGTGCATATCATTCGAATATTATAACTCTGGCAAGCATCTTTTACAATATCATCGCTAACGCTTCCTCCAGGTTGGATTAATGTGGTTACTCCGTATTTGGCCATTTCATCAATATTATCTCTAAATGGCAAAAATCCATCAGAAGCCACTGTTACACCATCCATAGATTCTAGTACGCGATGCTGCTCATTTTTTTCAAATGGTGTAGGCTGTTTTATGAAATTTTCTTCCCATCCCGAAAGAGGGTCGTCTTCAGTTAAGATATACCGAATAGTCTCATTTACTTTTGTCTGACGTTTGGTGGACGGTTTGAATTCTAGGATATCGCTATAGTTAAGACTATTCCTTAACCACCACATTTCGGCCTTTTTACCAGCCAACCTAGTACAATCTATCCGGCTTTGTTGCCCCGCGCCCACACCAATGATCTGGCCATCTTTAGCATATACCACCGAATTAGACTGAGTATATTTGGCAGTTACGTTGGCCAATACAGCATCCGTCCGCTGGCTTTCCGTCATATCGCTAGGTAGTGTGAAATCTCCCGAAATATACGGTGGTGGTTGTCTAAACCCTACACCATACACTTCCTTAAATTCATCGCGATAGTCAGGTAGCTCTTTGGTAGCCTCTAAAATAATAAACCTACCTTTCTTTTTCTGTTTCAGGATTTCCAAGGCATCTTCGGTATATTCCAAGGCGATAATTCCGTCGCTAACTTCCGGTTTGATTCTTTCTGCACAAGCCTTATCAACCAATCCGTGTATTGCGATAAAATCTCCAAAAGAACTCATCGGATCGCTATCTCTAGCCATGGTATACGCTTCGGCGGTAGCGTTCTCACCTGTTTTCAAGCAAACGGCGGCACCAGCCGGACTGACATGCTTGAATGAAGCCGCCGCCACGTACCTATCTCCCAAATATTTTATTACAGTGCTGACCAATTGCCAGGAATTCAATGCATCCAACAGATTAATATACCCTGGATGTCCATTGATTATGCGATACGGCAAATCCGCGTCGGATATCGAATAAATTGCCGACGGTGTTTGGTCAGGATTACATCCGTATTTCAACGGATGTTGAAACGAATATTTGCGGATGATATCCATATTTGGTGGACTATTTAAGACTTTGTTAGCGAGCGCCTTGGCATTTCCTATATATTCTGCAGTAGTCTTGAACGGTACATCTGGCAAATATTCGGCCAACATCTCTTCATACTCTTTCTTGGATATTGTGAATTTACCCCTGGTAGATAATTTCAAAATTTCGTATCCTGGACGGTTTTCCAATCGAAGGTATGATTGGGAAAATTCGGACATTACCTCGTAATGTGCATCTAGTTCTCTCCGAAGGACCTCCACATTCGGTTCAATTTTATCTAGACCTTTGACTAAAGATTCGCATCCTATTTTAAACCAACCGAACACCGTCCCCAAATTTCTCAACACTGTCGAATCGGTTAGATCGCGTTGCATCCGTGATTTCTGTAGCTTGTTCTTAAGGAATTGCAGATTATTACAGGCCAGCATAAAATTACCTTCGGCATTCTCGAAATCAATTGGGTTTACTTTATGAGACATTGTAGAACTACCAACTTCACTTTCGATAACGGCTAATTTCAGGTAATTCTTTGAAATATATGTCCATATATCTTGGCACATATTTATGAATATGTTAGCCATTCTAGACAAAGAGTCGAATACCCTGGCATATGAATCATAGGTATCGATTTGAGTGGTATAGTGATTCCGTTTTACGTTATATAGCCCTACAAACTCATCCATACATTTCATCCAATCTACTTTTGGGAATAGAGCGTAATGCACATTCATATTCCCCACTGCCCCGCCGAATTTGGCCGTTATTTCACCACGTTCGAACTTTAACCTAGACAATTCCTGGTCTATTCGATGGTAATATACCGCCATTTCTTTGCCTAGTGTAGTAGGACTAGCCGTTTGACCATGTGTATGAGCCAGCATTTCTTGTTCACTTTCGACCAACGGTCGCAGTCCGTATAAAACCCTCGAAATATCCGGTAGAGTAACATCGCCTAATGCCCGGTAAATACTTGTGGAATTCGCCAAACTGTTCACATCCTGCGAAGTTAGTCCGAAATGTATTAGCTCAGTATTCTCATCACCTATCCCGGGAGTGTCTAATATCAAATCTTTCAACACATATTCTATCGCTTTGACATCATGATTCGTCTCCTTTTCACGCTCTTTGACTTTTTTCACGAATTCGTCACATGCCACACTTGATTTGAGTTTTTGAGTATCTATTTTGACACCTCTAATCGTTTCACTCATCATGGCATAATACTCCAATTCAATCAATGCACGTTGTTGAATAAACGCCGATTCGCTAAAATAAGGTCTTAATACATCAGTTTTGGATTTATAACGGCTGTCATGTGGGCACAAATTCGAAGAATTCGACGAATTCGTAGAATCTAAGTAATTCGAAGAATTCGAAGAATTCGTAGAATCGAAGTAATTCGAAGAATTCGCAGAATTCGCACCAGTCATCAGTATAAATCAAAGAAAAACTTGTTAAATTTACTGGACGGTTTGTTTATACAGTATGTATTAACCAAACAAGTATACCCATAAATATAATTAATCGTTTATAATATGTCTCGTGCATCTTTTGTTAAGCCCAAGTTTAATAACAGTACATTCACTAGAAAAACTTGTGATCTTGATAGTTTAGTGACTGCTACTCTACAAGAAACGGAAGATAAAATGTTGGAAGAATATTCCAGATATGTAGGATTGTTTAATGCTCTTGTAAACGATCTTAATGAAAGTCAAACTTCGGTTGAAGAACATCCATACGAACAAGATCCTACGAATGGAGAATGCGAACTGTATCAAATCGCTCGAGATGATTTCATTGAAGAAATGGCCAGAAACAATGTAAATGCTCAAGTATCTTTTACTTCGAATGGAAGTTACTATATCCTCAAGTTGACATTTCAACCTCTTTAAAATATTTAAAATATAAAATATAGTAAACTTTACTTTAAAACTATGTTTTTTTAGAAACAATCTTATTCGCACCTGCAATTGCATTCGTAAGTATTTCTGTTTTAGGATTACTTAAATTAGGATTTTATGCATTTTTCATATAAATCCATCATCCTCTAAAAGTGTGTAACGGTAAACGTGGCGGTAGACGCTTAAAACACCTTAAAAGTTAGTAAACTTTACTTTAAAAAGTAACGTATATAAACTTAAGACTAAAGTATAACCCGAGTCTAACCAGGTTATGTGCGGTATTTGGGCAACGTTATTTGAAAACGGAGGATTGAAAAAGTCCGAGTTGATATATTACAACAAATTTAGGGAATTGAAACCAAGAGGTCCCGAAACAACCAAATATGAAACTATCTACGACGATGATGGATCCCCGGTAGAAATTATGCTAGGATTCCACAGGCTAGCCATTATGGGTCCAGATCATGCCGGAGATCAACCGTTCAAAATTACTACGTCAGTCGAAGTCGAGGGTAAAGTGAAAACCCGTACAATTACGACGGTGTGCAACGGCGAGATCTACAACTTTCAAAAATTGATCAAAAAGCATTCTCTGCCAGTCCACTCGCATACTGATTGTGAGGTCATTCCGTATTTATATGAGAAACTAGGAATGAAAAAGATGTGCCGTGCATTGGACGGGGTATTCGCTATTCTAGTCCTAGACAAAATCGAAGGCCAACCAGTCAAAGTTATAGCGGCCAGAGACCCTTTTGGAGTTAGACCGCTGTTTTACGGGTTCGATTCCGATAAGCACACCTTTACATTTTCTTCGGAAATCAAAGGCATGACCGGGATATGCTCCAAAATCATCCCTTTTCCACCCGGTAAGTATTACGTGCAATCCAAAAACAAATTCTATGATTATTGTCCAGATCTCAAGGAATTCGAACCTATGAGTGGCGATGTAGCCCCGGCTCGCGAAGAAGTATTGGCTACAATCCGTGAAAAATTCACCAAGGCCGTTCATAAACGGATCCATGCCGATCGTCCGTTGGGTTGTCTGTTATCTGGAGGACTGGATAGTAGTATAGTAGCCGCTATCGCGGCTAAATACCTTCAAGATCACGAGCAACCTCCGCTCAAAACATTCAGTATAGGCCTTAAAGGCGGAACTGATGAAATTTGGGCCAAAAAGGTCGCGGAACATATCGGATCAGATCACACCTGTGTTACGATCACAACCAAAGATGCACTTAACGCAATCCGCAAAACTATCGAGGTAACTGAAACCTATGACATCACCACTATTCGGGCATCTACTTGGCAATATTTGCTGGGTAAATATATTACCGAAAACACCGATATCAAGGTTGTATTGAACGGCGATGGGTCGGATGAAGTGATGCAAGGCTACAAATATTTCCATAACCAACCTAGCTCTGAGGACGGATTCAAAGAGGCTGTCCGGTTAGTTGGCGACATATACCTATTCGATGTCCTGAGAGTTGACCGCGCTATTTCCGGAAATGGTCTAGAAGCTCGTGTGCCGTTTTTGGACAAGGATTTCGTGAAATACTTTTTAAGTTTGCCGGTTGAGATGCAAAGTCCGTCGGATTCTATCGAAAAGCACCTTTTCCGTAGCGCTTTCGATGAAACTGAGCTGTTACCCAAAGATGTATTGTGGCGTTCAAAGGAAGCCTTTTCAGACGGATGCTCTAGTCAAGAAAACTCTTGGCACACTCTTATCCAAAAGCATGTCAAAAAGAAAAAGGTCGAAAAACCGGCCAAGTGCACACACCTCTACAACCGTCTAGTACCTCAGACCAGAGAAGCTCTGTATTTCCGGCAAATCTTTGGCGAAATTTTTGGAGAAGAATATAACGAAGTATTACCATATTATTGGCTTCCCAGGTGGTGTGGCGACATACAAGATCCATCTGCTCGAGTGTTGGACGTCTACTCCTCGTCGTAAATATATAATGATATTTATATATTTACTGTTTAAAGTATCCACACTCCTTTCAGTCGTTCGCTACGCTCGTTCCCTTCACTCACACTCCTTTTACGCTACGCTCGTATGGTTAAAATTAGTACAAAAGTCGGGAATCTAGATTCCAAAGAACAATCCGTTCAAAATATTAAAAAGATGAAACGGTCAATGTGTGAGGATTCAGATTTCGCCGAATTTGATTTCTCAGAATATCCCTATGTTAAAATGCGCATGATTAGTTCAAGTCCTACACAAGAACAGTTTGATTTTTTCGTAGAACAATTTATAAAGTTGTTTTGCGAAGATAAATTTTATATTATTTTTGACTGTTCTCAAATTACGGGGTTACCCTTGAAATACCTGCATCAAATCGCCAAATTGATAGGCCAACTTAAAACGCTTAGTGAAAAACATCTAATCGGTACTGGTGTAATCATTACTAGGAAGAGTGTAAGGATGTGTATTAATATGATTTTCAATATCAAATCCCCACAACGTCCTACCAAATGTTTTGAAACAGAAAGTGACGCTATTCAATGGTTGAGCGATTTAACAATCACATCCAAGGCTTCTGATTACACCGATGATATATAACACCCTTATAGGGATATAACGTCAGTAAGCAATATACAATGGTATACCCGTTTTCTTTAATGAATCTATAGTATCCTGTATTTGATGTATTACTTTTGCATTTCTAGTATTGGTATATATTTGCAACAATATATAGTGAGACGTGACTATTTTAATCATGTAACCCACCTTTATGAATCCCCACTTTTTTAGAGTAGTATAACTTTGGGAAATAATCGGCCGGTCGAATAATATGACTTGGCCTTTGCCGAAATATTTGGAAAAATGATCCAATCCAGTCGATAATTCTAGAGTCAGCGCCTTTTCTTTGGGCACATTTTTGTAGAAAACCACATTTGGTCGGTTGTGATGAGATAAATCGGCAAAATCTTTCAATGATAACCGGGTTTCATCTCGGTAATATGGCCCCGGCCAAAAACACGGTGTTATCGAGGACAAACTCCAGCGCTCCGGTTGATTATATTCCATTAGAGTTAGCCTCACACCATTGATATCCGTTCCTTGAAATACTATTGATTCTGTATACCCATATAAATAATTCGTAATCGCCGGGTTGCGTTGATTATATGAAGTGATCATACGTAGTGAGTAACGAACGTAGTGTAGCGAGTTAATATACGTATTTCGTATACGCACAAGTAACTTTAGCTATCCTTTTTAATTACTTTTATTTTGTTAAACACGTCTAAAAGTTGTTGATTTGTTAGTTTTTGTAAAGTTTTACCAATTTCTTTGACCTTTTCTGGGTTCGTTTCTGTGACTGAATAGGTTTTGGATATGTTATCAATGATTTTATCTAAATCTTCCATACGACCGACTTTAGGAGGGAGTACCGGAGGGAGTACCGAACGTATATGGATTAAACCTATATCTGTAAATATTTTTATGATTTTTTTATTACTTTATAGTATGTATTGCGTACTCACCCCCTTAGGTCGTATCGTATGAACGCAAAATTATGGATAAGTGTTATATTAGGCATCTTATTTATAGTGTTTGTGGTTTTATTGGTGATCCGGTACGCGCTTGTTTCAAATAATTATATTGCAGATGGTAACAAGTGTGTAAAACAAGGAAAATACCAAGAAGCCATTGAATATTATAAATTATATTTGGCCGATTGTAAAAACGATCGCCAACGTGCCAAAGTATGTATTTTAATTGCCAGAGCCTATCACGACGGTCTAGAAGATGGAAAGTCGGCGGTAGTCTATTACATGAAGTCCTATGAACTAGGTAATGTGGATTGCCTGAAAGATGTAGGCGATATTTTTAATTGGGGTTTGCGAGACAAATCCATCATAAATAAAGACCGGGCCATGCTGTGTTATACTACAATAATGCGCCGGTCCACCAACAAAGAATTGGTCCAGGTATGTCGGGAATTGGTCAACCGCCAAAAACCACACACCCGGATCCAACCCCGTGGCCTATTTAATCAAACATCCAGGGCCGCACCCAGTGTTGACCGTGTACCGTTTGTTGAACGCCATCCAGGATTCCGCCCAGGTATCGAAGATACTCATTTCCGCCAACCTGCACCTACTCGCGAGCAAGTTATGCACACTCAACCTCGTGGTGCCGAATTAGATATCAATGATATAGGCCTGTATGTAATTGATGAAAATGCGCCGCAACCGGCCACTCATATCCGGCCCCCAAGAATAACTGTAGCATTGATCAATCAACGTCGCGCTAATTTCATCAATCCTGCAGTGTTTGACGCGAACGCGGACGACGGCGGTGACGCCACCGAAGGACGTGTCCGCAATGACAAGCAAAATGTACACGATACTGTCGTAAGTAATACTGTCAGGGCTTCTGTACAAAAATTACGGGAATCTGAAGGACATTTCCGAGGATATAACAATGATACTGCCTTGAAGGAAATCCATGAATATATCCGGAATGCCCCTGTAAGTGAATCCGCCAAAGCTTCAGCTACCAAGACTTTGATGAAATGTAGCCGCACCAACCAGCACATTTCTAGTCTAGGTATCGGTGAGCACGATGTTATGCGCATGGTCTGGAATCGTATCCATCATCCATCCAATAAAGATAATGTCGAAAATCTCAAGGAATCTCTTGTGCTAAGTTTGGCCTCTGGTGAGGAGCGCGGCGAAGTAGTTTGCGCCACCGGCCGTGTTGATCGCATTATCGATTCTTTGAACAAGATCGATAACGAGAATATCGTTGATATTAAACCCAAATGGGCCATCAATCGCGAAATTATGGAGAAATGTCCTGTACTCCGCGAAAAATTCTTGAATAATCATCCTCAAGATATCCGGGTCGCTATGGAAGCCGTTACTCCTACCATGGAACAACAAAAGGTTTGCGATGAATATACCGCTAAACTCAAAACATATATCCGGGAAGAGTTGTATAAAGATTATGTCGATACCGGCATATTATCTAAAACCGGCCTGAATATTGAAGTCGATAAATGGATCGAGTACTTATAAAGTGACAAACTGGACATAATCATTCAAACTATTATAAAATTTTTCTGAACCTTGTTTATAGATTTCTAGGTTTGTTTCTGGCTCATAAATATCAAATTTAACAAATTCGTAAATATATGGATGAGTTCTCAAAAGTTGTTCAAATATACACTCTTTACAAGTAGTATTAAATGTCTCATAAGGATGACCCACCAAAAACCCCATAAATAATGTACTATGCACATACATATTTACTTGTTCCCTAACGGGTGTTCTCGTATCCTGCAAGGTACAAGTGTGTTTGTTTTTCATATATTATGGTATAGGTTAAAGTATATAATAATGATTATATACTCTACAAATAAAATTTACTAATGTTTAGAAAACAATACATAATTTTATCATCTTTAATATGTATCATGTCAACATCTATATATATGTAAATCACAAGTAAATTTAAATGTAATTACTGTACATATATCCCATACCATATTCAGTGAGACGTCTCGTAAAATGAACTAGATCTGCCTCAGTGTATTTTGCAAAATGTTTTAGTTGATTAATTGTTAATGTATCTATAAAGGCTGATAAATATAAATGAGAAGGCCTAAGATCATATAAAAACATAGTGTCAAAACCTTGATGATATATATCCACATTTGCTTTCGTCACATTATTATTGAGTTGAGTTGTAATGTATCTGAATCTTTTCGATGATATTTCCAAATGAACCATCTTCCCATCTTCCCATCTTAGTTCATTGTAGTCATACATACTTTCCCTTAGTATACTTAGTGTTACTAGTGTTACTAGTATATACATGAGTAAACTTAACTGAAATCTGAGAAATAATATCTATTGCGAATGTCCGAGAAATGTACTAGATCTGCACCCATGTATTTCGCAAAATGTCTGAGTTCAGTGTTCGTTAATTTTTGTATGGATTCTGATAAGTGTAAACTAGGATGGCCATAGTAATCGGAATTTATCTTACTGCAAATATTCCCATAGTGAAATATATCTATATTTTGAATTGTACCACACATTTTATTATTAAACGTATAATTATGAAATTGTGTTTCAGTTATTGTAGTATGAACCATCTTTCCATTTTTCCATCTTAATTCATTATATCTATTTATCCCTGCAAGCCCTACAGGGTTAAGGGGATATGTGGGCATAATCTAGTAGTATCACCAAGTAATATTAACGCATTTGGCGAAATGTAATACTTATTCTCCGAGTTTCTTTTTCACCTTTTCGTACACCATGCCGGAATTCGTTTTGGAAATCTCCGGCCATTACCAATAGTTTACCATGTTTTAATGATTCGATATGGCAATGATTTGTGGATTTGTGGGACATTGACATTACTCTTTCTGATTTAACATCAAGAGAATCATTCAAAGTCAGCACACAAATCTCATAATTATCTACCATATTCGCATCACAATCTGCGTGGATAGGTATGTGATCTTCGTCGTTGTACCAATTAATTACGGCCTGATTATATCTTGGATCGAGCTGTTTAACATACTCATAAAATGGTTTGAATTCATCAGGTAAATCTTCACGTATTCCTGAATCATCTTTTCCAGAAAATATATAACTCTTTAGCACTGTATCATCTTTTGCCGGGGTATTCATATAACTTTTACACCATCTGTTGCACTCTTCTTCATACCAATCTGGCGATTCTGGATCTTTATTATACACTAATACCCTCCCACGCTTTTCTGGATGCATTGCAAACAACTTTTCGAAATTATCCAACGCATACTGCTTTAACTCATCCGAAACATATCCTGTTTTTATCCAGGATTTATTAGTAAGATTTAAGGTATTCAAAGCCATAATTATATATGTACTTGGTATATCATACGATTATTATAATTAAGTGATTTTCGGCTTTCGCTACTTTTAGAAAAAGTAGATCAAAAACAATAATCAGAAAAACACTTAGTAACATAAAATAGGAAAATCGCCCACACAAATGAATTTGTGTGCACGAAAAAAACACAAAAAAGTGACACAAATTCGTGCACGATTTTGTTCCATTTTTGAAATCTCATATTCATATTTTAAAAATATCAGAGTGTAAAAATAAAAATGGAACAAAATCGTGCACGAATTTGTGTCACTTTTTTGCGATTTTTTCGTGCACACTTTTGTGTCATTTTCCTATTTTATGTTACTAAGTGTTTTTCCGACTTTTTGGTATATTCTAGAATATGCCACCCGGCGTGGCTCGCTTCACTACGCTTTCAAAAGGGGGTAATAATTACTTTAGTCTACTAAAGTAACGCACGTATCAACGTACCGTATGAAACAAGAACTTTTAAAATTTATTCGAGAAAAATTGTCAAAGATTCAACGAAGCAGTTATACGTTGACTGAATCAGAAAAGTCGCAGTTTAATTTCTTCGAAGAGTTTTTAAAATGTGCCCATAGTTATTATTCGGAACCAGTGCATTCATTACAAGATATTAAAAAACGGGACAACACAAAACTTCGTGGAGATATCTTTGAGTATTACGCGTTATTATATTTCAAAAGTGATCCAAAAGGATGGTATACAGATGCTTGGTTATTGGAAGATGTACCCAAAGATATCTTGGAAGAACTAGGGTTGAAACGAGGAGATCTAGGAATTGATCTGATTTTACGTGATAAAGCCGGGAAATATTCGGCCGTTCAAGTGAAATACCGCACAGCCAACAAGTATAAATCCAAAACGGTTGTGGGGTGGAAACAATTATCCACTTTTTACGCCATTGCCCTTAAAACTGGCCCATATGCCAAGCATATTATCTTTACCAACGCCGATTATGTCCGCCATGTCGGAAAAAAGACCGAATTAGACCGCAGTATTTGTATCGGATCTCTTCGGAAGATCGATTCAAAGCGAAATCAAAATATGATCGCCAAGGCCGATGCAGAGTTAGGGGTTAGATCTCCCATGAAAGGTTCCCAAACAGTAGGATCTGATTCTGCAAAGAAATTAACAGTCGAAGAGATGCGAGCTCAAAGACTTGCTTTGTTTGAACGCAGTTAAAATACTTATGGATATACTACTAGAATAGTATATTATAGAATAGAAAATCTAAAAACAGGTATGCCACTCAAAGTTATAATCGGAGGAATGTTTTCAGGAAAAACCACTGAACTCCAAAGGGTTTTGCGGAGATATCGGCAAATTGATGAAAAGATTTTGGTCGTAAAGCACCAATCGGATACAAGATATGATAATGGTGATACCCTCACATCACATAATGACGAAACTGAGACGTGTATTAGCGTTTCTCATCTGATGGCGTTAGCCGAGGAACCGTCATATGAATCATCCTATGCCGTGTTCATTGATGAAGGTCAATTTTTCCCGGATCTCTTGGAATTTATCAAACTTGCATCTATGAAAGATAGCAAGTATGTATATGTCGCCGGTCTTGATGCCACTTATGAACAGAAACCGTTTGGACAAATGCTGGATATTATTCCATATGCAGAAAAAGTACAAAAATTGGCGTCTATTTGCAGCAAGTGTAAGAAACCCGCTGGATGTTCCAAACGCATCAGCGATATCAATGGCGATATCTTGATCGGTGGCAAGGAATCTTATGTGGCTATTTGTGCTAAATGCTTACACTCCTCCTAGGCGCCACCAAACGACTCACAACACAGTACAACACATATTTCGGCTGTGATGGTGATGCTTATGTCCATTAGAGTCGTCTAGGAGTTTAATGTATTTATCTTTTGATTTACCCCGTAAGGGGTCTGAGTAAACGTGTTTTGCTAAATCCTTTATTAAATGATTTTCGAAAAAATGTTTGACATTGAATCCAGTAGATGCCGATATACATATAACGTGTTCATTCTGGAAATCGTGCGCATTTAAAACCATTTTAACGTAATCATCATCAATCGGCTCATATTTTATGAAATTGCTTAGTTTGGTGAGCTCTGGATTTTCAACCAACAAATCGGTTTTATTACCGACAAGATATTTAGTGGCTGATGTATTGTACTGAGTGAAATCGTTGTACCATTCGGCCACACTGTTTAGAGTATTTTTATCGGTTAAATCGAATACAAATATACATACATCAGCCTTTTTGTAATAGGTCTGGATGATTGATTTATACATTTCTTGACCGGCAGTGTCGTAAATATAACACTTGATATGTACCAGATCACTTTGCTTGGTTTTTGGAGGACAATCGTCCAAAAGTCTCGAAGGGCTGGTAATATCATACACCTCTTGACTCTTTCTAATCACACCCTTTTCATAAATATTGAAATCTACCCCAATAGTCGAACTAATATAATTTGAAAATTGATTGTGGATCAACCAATTGATAATTGATGTCTTTCCTACCCCACTATCCCCCAAAACAATAACTGTAAATTTGTTTACTGGAATGTTTGCGTCATTGGATTTCTTCATACGTAGTCGTAGTATATTTATTAGAATTATATTTATTTAGATATTTTTACTGGGTAAAATATACTAGGAACCTATGTTATACTAATGTATACGTATATATTCACATATAATCCAGTATGTTTAGAAATGCATTGTTAAAACTTAAAAATGTTGTTATACCGTCTCAACCTAAAATTCATGTGGCGGCTACAGTCCCTACAACAGAACACATAAAAGACCATTTTAGAAATCACAAAATTGTATATTATAGAGATAAAAAGATAGATCCTGTTACTATGGATGATTTGCTTAGATATGAAAAGATGTCTCTTCGTCAACTAAATAAGGAACTTGCTCATCTGGGTATTCTTTTAGATATTAGAAATTCATTGATAACAAACAACAGTCATATGCAAAAAAATGAATTATATTGAACACTTGATAGAACAGAAACATAAAGAATTATGGTAAATATACTTGACTAGTAAACAAGTTTACTTGTTATTAGTAATAAAATAAACATGGAAAACCATCCAGAAAACACTGATTTACAGGAAAATACTCCGGAACCTTCTCTAGAAGAGTTTGAGCCGCCTCCTAAGAGAGATTCTCTAGATGAGAATGTGATTTTACGAAAACTCAACAAGCTTAGTGATGAGCAAGTGCTAGGATTGTGCAAGGATATGGACGATAAGGGGTTGTTGGACGTTGAGGCTAATAGAGAATTGCCTATCACCGTTGGCGATACCGAGAACAAACCGAAATCGGAAAAAACTGTTTTAAAAATCACGGTCGATCAGAACAAATTATCTAACAAAGAATTCTGGAGTGTATGCTCTGTTGTGACGATATTAATGTTTTTCACTGAAAGTCTACCTGTGTTAAAGCATATTATTCCTGTAGGGGGTTACATTTTAGCCTATTTATTATATTTTATCGTTCTTACTCAATTTTATGATTTTGCAAAGCCTCACGTCTTAAATCTAGTAGAAAAATACAAAAACAAACCTAAAATTACTTAGGTGTTCCGGTTTAGATATATCAAGGGACGTTTACGTATGAACGGTGTATTATTTACAGACTCTTCGCTAGAGGAGATATATACATCTCTGAAAATTCTAGCAAATATTAAAGAAAATCAAAAAATATGTGTTGAAAATGGGTCTATTTTGGTAGACACCACTGATGAACGATGGCAATGGCTTGTACGTACAATTTTCGGCAATTCCAAAAAACGTACTGTTGAACAAATTTCTAAATTGATCAATCAATGTGTGCGGATTTGCACTTTTATTATCGAAAATATGAATGATATTGCTGGAGATAATTCAGTCGAATATAGCGCGCAAAGGTTTTACTCAACCGCCAAACAATCCAAAGAAAAACACTTGACTACATTGGCCCGATTAAACAAAGACATGAAATCTAGTACAATTGGCTTGAATAACATCAAACAAACCTACAAATCCGATATTAATATCGGCGGCAAAGTAGATTGTATTTTGGACAATATAACTGAACAAATCCTAATCAATGAAAAAGTTCTGAATGCTAATAGCTCGAAAACAAAAACAGTGATTTAACTTAAAATATTTTACTTGTAAAATATTTACTGGACTTGAATATGCAAAATAATAATCTAAAATCTAGGTGTAATAGAATAAATAATAATTGAAATGATAAGAGAAACGATAACGAAAATTACACCCATCCAGAGCATAAATTTACCATCCTTACTGCATTCCATGTCGGCACATTTAGCAAGTTTAGAAGTCTTGATAAAATATAAAACCCAGAAAACAATGGCAAATACAAGTGAAGAAATGTTTAAAGTGTTAATAGTGTTGTATACGGTCATATGCGAATAAGTTATACGAACGAGTAAAGGTAATATATAAATATATATTAATTATATTTTTAAAGGTGGGTTTTGGTCGGCTTTTTCAAAAGCCGGTTAGGCCTTCATCAAGCGGATCTTATAAGTAGTACCAGAAGTACCACCCGTAGTATCAGCGAATTTGATAGTGTCACTTGCAGCCCAGGACAAGTCAATACTATTAGAACCAATCGGGGAATGTGCCAAACGACTGGCCATACCAGCAACACCGGTTGTGGAAGAAGCCAGAGCGAATGCACCTAGAGGTGTATCAGGTGTGTCAGATTGCACAAATGCATAGTACACACCTAACTGTCCACCAATACCTACACTTACCTCGGTGGTACCTTGGGATACAAAAGTACCATACAACGAACTACCACCACTGACATTTCCGTTAAAAGTTACATCACCCTCGAAAGTAGATGCGCCAGTTACGGACAATGTACTGCCTAGAGTAGTCGCGCCAGCAGCGTACAACGTACTATCGGTACTCAAAGCACCTACCGAGTTGGTCGTGCCACTTACCGAGAGGTTGTTGCCCAACGTAGTTGCGCCAGCGGCGTACAGAGTAGAATCCGTGCTCAAAGCACCTACGGAATTAGTAGTACCACTTACAGAGAGGTTTCCACCCATAGTAGCATTACCTGCAGCGTACAACGTAGAGTCAGTGCTCAAAGCACCAACCGAATTTGTAGTACCACTGACTGACAGTGTACCACCAAGGGTGGTATTACCAGCAGCATACAACGTAGAGTCAGTGCTCAAAGCACCAACCGAGTTGGTAGTACCACTGATTGATAGATTGTTGCCTAAAGTGGTTGCACCAGCAACGTATAGGGTAGAGTCGGCTGTAACAGCACCTACTAGATTAGTAGTGCCACTGACGGATAAAGAACTACCCAACACACTAGCACCAGAAGCATACAAGGTATTAAGAGTGGTGGCTCCATCTACATCTAGATCACCAGTGACACTAAGACCGGCCAAAGTAGCACTATCAAAAGTAACATTATCGGCTGTAAGAGTTTTGACAATAAGATCGGCGGTTCCTACGAATTGAACATCACCGGTTGCGGAATCACGTGCATAATAGGCAGTACGGAAGGCGTCCTCACTTTCATCATACACAAATGAGGCATATGTATTAGAATATAGCGAAATACCATCACCTGACGCCAACGCGGCACTAGTACCAGTGGCGGCAGTAATAACTCGGGTAGTACCGTTATAATCATTAACCTGAATGACATCACCAGAAGCCGAACCAGATGTAATCTTGACGTACCATCCATTGTAGTAATCATTGGCCGCATTACCCGCTGCCAGGGTAAATGTCCCACCAGTACCGTCGTCACCAGTGGCATCACGAGTGGTGGTTTCGGCCACTGCATCTGCGATGATATCAGTCTGATGTCTGTTGATGAAAATACCGCCATCCTTTCCAGCAATTGGCGGAGAGTTGTTTAGGATAATTGTATGATCCTCCACCAAAATAGTCTCGGTGTCAATGGTAGTGGTAGTACCGCTCACCGTCAAATCACCTGAAATAATGGCGTTTCCAGCAACATTCAAATTATCACCAATACCCACACCACCAGTAACTACCAACGCACCTGTAGTGGTTGATGTGGAAGAAGTGGCGTCGGTTATAGTGGTCGCCCCACTCAAGGTACTTGTACCAGTTACTGAAAGAGTTCCACCGAGGGTCGTATTCCCAGCCGCGTAAAAAGTCGAGTCGGTACTCAAAGCACCTACCGAATTAGTAGTGCCACTTACTGACAGTGTACCACCCATAGTTGCATTACCAGCTGCATATAACGTAGAATCGGTACTCAAAGCACCCACCGAATTAGTAGTACCACTTACCGACAAACTACTCCCCATAGTCGCCGCACCAGCGACATACAAAGTAGAATCGGTAGTTACTGCACCAACTAGATTAGTAGTACCAGTGACTGACAAGGTACTACCTAGAACAGTCGCTCCACTGGCGTACAATGTGTTATTAATATTAGTCGGGCCATTTAAAGTCGAAGTACCGTCAACACTTAGATCACCAGTAGTGGAAATACTGTTAAAAGTGGCGGTACCGATATTTAATTCACCGAATGAACCAGTTCCGGCCGTAAGAAGACCGGCCACATTTAAATCACCTAAACCATATGTAGCTGTATCACTAGGATGTGCTACAACTTGAAGGTTACCCTTGATTATACTAGGATAAGGAGTAGCCATATGTCTATTTAAACAAAGTTTAGTTTAGTATACCAATAGTATATATAATAAATTTATTATATTTTCTAAATTTATCCGTCTCAGAGGTCTTTTCCGTTAATTATTCTTACAATATATGCACCGTCATGCAACGAAGTCGTTTTAGATAATTGCATTTTGGATGAACTAGGCCATTCTATGTCCAAATTAGTATTATCTGATACACCTACACCGTTTAATCCAGGGGAACTAGCCTGTTTAATGACATTCCCTGCAATATCAGGAGACGCCTATGTAGCCACGAAAATTGCTGACGGGGCCTTTTCCAAGGTTTCTGATGTAACCATGATCATATGCGCGCCGGTTGTTTCTGAAATGTTGATGGTGACTGGTGTAGTACCGGTTAAAGTAACTTGTTCTGTAAAAAATGCATTATCTATGTCTGAGTCAATATCTTCTACCAATGTAGTCAGTGAATCTACATCATCTTCCAGAGTTTGCACTTGTAATTTAACTGCATCTAGAGCATCATCACGGAAAGTTCTTGAATATTTTACAAATTTAGTTAGGATTTCCGAATTTAAAGCCATACGTGTAAACGAATAACGGACCTTTATAATAATAAGCATACATAATATTATTTTAAACCTGCCCTTTTAATCTCATCAATTGTACTTTTCACTTGAGTTTTAGACTTAAATTTATACACTAACATGTCATCACAATCTTTAAACGTGATATATAAACGTTTTCCAGACCTTTTCATACGTAAAATATATTTAACATTTAAATATTCCTTGTGATCTACTTTAACGAACATACGAGTGTTTATACGAGTATTTATATGAGTGTTATGTGTATATACGCAAGTATTTAGTTAAATACATTTAACTGAATTTAAATAGAATAACTAAAGTATATAACGAGTATGAAGATTTTTGCATATACTTATGACTTACAGACTATAGGAGGAGCCAGGAATGCCTTGATTGGGTTGTGTGACAAACTGTCCGCCACGAGTGATGTAGTAGACATCCGTATGGGTGGTACTTTGCCTGATCCTAACAGTGAAGATAGTTGGGTGCCGGATTTGATCATTACACAACAACATTCTATCCCAAAAGGTCATGAATACGCCAACAAGCACAATATTCCGATTATAGTATATGTACATGGACCTAATCAAATTGTTGATGGTAAGACTTATGATCTAGTGTTGTGTTGCTCTGATGAACAGGCTGCACTAATCAAAGACAAAAACCCGGATCAACGCACTTTAGTATATCATCCATCGGTTTCATTTGAAAGATGTTATTCAAATCCCATGAAATACACTGAATTAGCTGATGAACAAAAAAAGATTACTTTGATTGGTACAGAAGAACTCAAAGGTCATGATATATTCGTGAAAATCGCCGAACGATTGCCTGATGAACAGTTCATGATTGTCGGGGACGGCTTATCATCTTTCTTAGATGTAGCCAATTTACCCAAGAATATAGAATTGATGCCTCGCACCGAAGAAGTGGCCAAGGTATATCAAAAGACCAAAATCTTGGTAATGCCGTCCAAGTGGGATGCATGTCCCATGGTCCCAGTCGAAGCCAATTTCAATAATATCCCAGTTGTCGCCCATGACCTTCCTGGAATCCGCGAAGCGCTTTTCGACCATGGATGGTTTGTAGACAACAGAGAAGATGTAGATGAATGGGTTGAAATGATTAAACAAATCACGTTAGGTAATGACTCGGAAGTCGAAAACCTCCGTGTAAAGCACCAATCTAGGAATCAAAAAGAAACGGCTGAATTAGTCGAATTTATTAACGGGTTGTATCCAAACTATTCTGCACTTGATTCCGCAAAGGTCACTTTTATCATCAAAACATTTGAGCGTCCAGAGTGTCTTAGGGCTTTGTTAGGAGATATCGAACGGTATTATCCTCAAATAAAGACGTTGGTAGTAGACGACAGTCTAGAAGATTCCCTTATCGATACCGAGGTCAAAGCGCTAGAGGCTAGGGCTGATAGCAAATATTTCAGGTTACCTTTTGACAGTGGTCTCAGCAAAGGTCGGAATCAAGCCCTCGAGCAAGTTACTACCCCATATTTTGTGATTTTGGACGACGATTTCCGGTTTTACTATAAAACTGATCTGATCAAATTTCAAACGATCATGGATCGCGGAGACTGTGTTATCATTGGCGGTGATGTCAAAGACTATCAGAAATACAATGGCCGGTTGGATCTCCAGGACGGCGTTTTGCGGTACGTACCTAGATGTGATCTTCGTGGATCAGAGTATCAATGCGATATTGTATTCAACTTTTTCATGGGAGACACTCAAGCAATTCGCGAATTTGGTGGATGGGATCCCGATCTAAAAATTTGTGAACATACCGACTTTTTCTTACGGTTAAAGGACGCTCGCGCCGGTCGGGTATTATACACCTCCGAAGTGTCTGTCGTCAACAGCAATCCCTACAATGAAAAGGACACTTCTACACTATCTCCCAGATATAAGAAATTCCGCAGTCGCAAGAGTTTCGAACAAATGTGGCATGAAAAACACGACATTGAAGTAAGTATTGCCTTTAACGGCTTTGTAAAAACTCATATAGATCCAGATGATATGTCCACATACTCCAAAGCAGTTGTAGAATATATGAGTGAAGCCCAAAAATTGCGTAGTAAACGCAAACTCGGTGCGTCATTTACTATCGATGAACTAAATATGGCACTTACAAACCAACTAGTTGCCCAAAATGCAGGAGTGAAATATACGGATATTGTATCTGAAGTCCTAGAAATTTGCAAACGTCAAAAGTTATTCTCTCTAGGATATATGGTGATGTGCAATTATGTGGTTCTTGACAATACCCCAGTAAAACATTCCCGGTTTTCTTACAAATTTCCGCACCTCGATTACACATTTATCGATAATATGAGCTTATTTTGTCATATCTTCGAACGATATAGATGGTCTTATGAGGCATGTAAATACCTAGTTGATAGTGATACTCACGGCCTAGTAGACATCCCTCGAGTATCCAAAAATCTGCAAATGGTAATGACTAAATTTGGAGATTGTGATCTGGAGTCTGACTAACTTTAAAACCAACTTAAAACTATTTGTAAATACATCGAGTTATATTTTTTTATAACGTATAATAAAATACACTCGCTACGCCACTCGCACTCCCTTCGCATTCCTTCGGTCGTATGAGTTTAAATAATGTAGTAAAAGATATATTCTGGGATTGCGCTTTGACTTCTGAATTGGCATTTAATAGTATTGATGAATTGGTAGGGTTGTGGAATAATCGCAATACCTCTAATGAAATAAAGGTCGAATTCAAAGAAGCGTCAAGAGAGTTATTCCAGAAACTAGTACAAAAACCACAATTTATTAATGTAGATGACGATGAATCGGATGAATTAGTCCGGGTATGTATATTAGAATTCAAAGACAAATATATTGTAGGTTTCAGAGGAACTGAAACCAAACTCGACCTAAAATCCGATATAGATATCCGCAAGGTCCCCATAACCTACAACAACAAAACTTTGGTATATAAACGCAGAAATCGCGAACATAAACTAAAGATGCATTGCGGGTTTTATCGGCAATATCTACGGATCAAAGAATACCTAGATGTAATTCTAGAAAGTTTTGATAAATCTAAAAAGGTAATATTCACTGGATTTAGTCTAGGAGGTGCCTTGGCTACGATTGCTTCATTTTATTACCGTTTGAAATACCCTATTAGTGTCCTAGGTGATTATACTCCTATGTGGTGTGTTACCTACGGATCTCCTAGGGTAGGTAACAAATGGTTTTCCAAGTTTTATAATGTGAGTGTAGATGCGCACATTTATCGCATAATTTTATATGGAGACAGTATTACCCGGATGCCTAGCTTTTCCCGGTTTAAACACATCGGTACTAAAATTGTACTGTGCAAATCGGGTATTAAATTCAAGCACTCTGAACGGCACACTATATTTAAACGGTTGTGTATATGCCAAAACCCGTTCAAATTTCATTCTCTACACCTCTATATAAAACGCCTAGATAAATTATTATAAAGTTAAAATTACCTTACGTTGACGATAGTATTACCGTAGGGTACTACTACTAACATGATTACCATTACTAGTATGGTGTCGTATAAAAATTTGCATGAACCATCATCTAGGTTTATATTTCAATTCATAACATGCTTCATATGTATAACAGCTTTAACAATTGGTGGAACTTTTTCATTCTATTATGCAGAACGGTATGCTAATGCCGCAACTACAAAAACATATCTTGATACATATAAATGGAAAACCACCCGATATCCTTTGTGTGAAGCTAAAAGAGAATGTAATTATCGTAGATGTGTTGTTACGAGACATCTACCATGTACTTGCGGTGTTTTGTCGTATGAATTTAAAAATCAAACGCACGAATGGCCAAAGCAAAAGTGTATGTTTGACCCACAAGATCCCAAACAATATGATCTAGAATATCATAACACCTTTTCACGGAATTACAAATATTATGTATGTGAACGTGAATATGATGACTCTTTCACGTTTGAAGAATGTCCTAGGAAAAAGATGTATGTAGAATTATTTTATATTATAGGTTCGTTTATATGTTTATTGACATTTTACAGTTTGATTTGGTTGTACATTACTATAAAATCTTATATAAACTGGCGTAAAGA